GCCTCGTAGAGCAGTTGCACGGCCAGCACCGCCGCGGCCTCGATGTCTTCCGGCACCGATGCCGGTCCCACGGCGCACGTCACTTTGAGCGCGAGCGGTTCCGGTTCTAGTTTCCAGCCCAACCGCTCAGGGGGCGAGACGTAGCGCCCGCCCCACAACCGGCCGATGCGCAGCACGTCGCCCACCCCGTTCTCCGAAGTGATCGGGTCGAGGCGCAAGGCGTACTCGTCGCCGTCCGTGTTGTCGATGAGGTAGTCGCTGGTGAAGTTCGCGGAGACGCCGTTGCCGTCGCTGCGGTAGTAAATGCTGGTGATCGACCGCACCGGGCGGTAGGGCAGCAGCAGCACGTCCGAGGGCGGCGCGTCGCAGTACAGCGTGACCGTCGCCGGTTCGGGGTAGTACGGCTTGAGTAGCCGCTTGATAGCCGCATCGACCGCCGCACAGTACGCGTCTACGCTCGTAGCGTCCGCACCCGTGAAGGTGGTGCTGCTGTACTCGGTGACGAGGCTGCGTGTGACGACCGCCATGCTCTCACATGGCGGCCCCGAGGGGAACTAGACCGGCAGCGCTGCCGCGTTGGAAACGAAAGAACCCCGCCGGCGCTCCACTGACAGGGGGTGCAGTGGGTGCGAGCGCGCCGGCGGGGTAGAACGGGAAGGACTACAGGCCGAGTGCGTCGGTCTTGTTGTAGCAGACGTACACGCCCGCCGCGCCCGTCGTGCCCTTGACCACGATGCCCGTGGTGATCGGCAGTTGCAGGTCTTTCACCGTGCCGAGCGGGTCGTTCGTGAGGCTGGTGAAGATGAGCGTGCCGCCCGTGCTCTGCGTGCCGTCGTAGATGCTGAACGACGCCGTGCCCGCGGTCAGCACCGCGAACTGGCACAGACGCCCGCCGCCGGTGTACACCAGCGTCTCGACGTTCCCGCCGGTGAACTGCCCGCCGTACTGACCGCCGGTCCCTTGCGGGACGCTCTTGTCCGCCATTGTCGTGCCCTCGAAAGAGTGGTTGTTGTCGGTCGCCTACTTGGAAGCCGAAGCCGGACGCCAGCCGTTCGCCCAAGCCTGATAAATCGCGGCCGGGATGTCGTTCACCGCACACGTCGGCGGCTTGCCCACTTGGAAGTCTTTCCAGTGGCCCGCCCACGCCGACCAGTGGCAGTATTGCGGGATGCCCAGCCAGTCGGCGTTGCGCGTCAGCACCACGTCTTCCGTCGAAGCGAGCGCCGTGTTGTAAGGCGGATCCTTGTACTCGTAGTAGAACCACGGCGGCGCGATCACGTCGAACGCTCGCAGGTCGAGCAGCAAGCAACCTGTGGGCAGGGCCGCGCACTTCTGAATGCCCTTCAGCGTCGCGGCCTCGTCCCGCGTGTACTTGTCCAACTTCAACCCGCACCCGTTCAACTGGTCCGGGCAGTACTCGCGGTTCTTCATCACCACCACTTCTTGAGCCGGTGGCGCGGAGCAGTACGGCGCGCCCACGAAACACGGCGTCTTGTGCGCGAGTGCGAAGTCCAGCGCCGTCGGCAGGAACGGTTGCGCCGACGGATCGGTTCCCAGCAACAGGTCCGGCGTGTTGTCGTTATCCAACAGCAGCGCGAAATCGAACCCGTTTTCTTTGGCGCTCTTGACCACGAAGTTCCGCGCCCGGTCGGTCGGGTAGCCGTAGCTGTAACTGATTTCGACCGTGTTCACCCGCGGGTGGTTGACCATCTGCCCGTACAGTCGCGTGCAGTAGGTCAGCAAATCCCCGTGGAACGTCTTGTCGTAGGTGAACACCGTCACGAGGATGTCCACCCGCTCCGGGTGCGGTGCCCAACCCTCGGCCGCCACCTTCTTCTGCGCCGCCGCCCACGGCGTTTCTTGTGCTGCCACTCGTTACCCCCTGTATTCCCACCAGCAACCCGGCACCGATGCCGCGCCGCCTAGCTCCCGGTCCACCGCCGCCTTGACGCCCGGAAACGTGTGGTAATCGTCGCCGCCAAACCACCCGCCCGGTGCCACCTTCCCGCGCCACGCTCGCACGTCGCGCGTTACCGCCTCTTCACTGTGATCGGCGTCCAAGAAAACCGCCCACACGCTCCCGCCCGCGAACCACTGCGCCGCCTTCGCGCTGTCCGAGCGCATCAGCGTCACGTCGTCCAGTACGCCCGCGCGCTCGAGGTACTGGCAGCACATTGCCGCCAGCGCGAACCGCGGGAGTTGGTCCAGATTCGACGCCCCGCCGAAGTGCTCCGGCGAACCGGCGAACGTGTCCACCCCCACCACCCGCAAGCCCTTGTTCGCGGCCTTCGCTCTGCCCGCGAGGTACGCGAGGCTCTTGCCGCAGAACACGCCCACTTCCACCAGCACCGCCCCGGCGGGGGCCGTTGTGACCGCCCAATCCCAGAACGGCGCGTACTCGAACCAGCCCGGTATGTCCACGCTCGCACCTCGTAACGGGACCGGCATTGGTGCCGGTCCCGCATCTTAGCGCTTAGTTGGCGGCGGAAGCGGTTTGGTCGAAACCGCCGTCGTTCGCCGGGGCCGTGCGCAGCGGGTACGGCCCGATGAGGCAGGTCGTCTCGAACACCGGGTTGGTGCCGCCGGTCGTGCCGTTGCTGCGCAGGTAGCGCTTGGTCGGCTTGATCGCCAGCACCTGCACGTTGTTGGACGCCGTGACCTGCGTGAACGCGCCGCTGGTCACACTGGTCCAGTTGCTCGAACCGTCCGTGCTCTCTTGCAGGTACACGTCGAGCGTCGGCGTGGTGCCGGCCGCGTTGCCGGTCACGAGAATCGCCGACACCACGTTCCCCACGTTGCTGCTCAGGTCCACCGACACGCCCACCGCGTTGGCGGAAAGCGAAACGCCGGTGCTGGTGGCGAACAGGGTCGCCGTGCAGCCGTATGCCGTACTGAAATCGCCTGCCACGTTCGCCATGTGCGTACCTCCGAAGGGAGCGGCAGCGCTGCCGCTCCCGTGTGGTGTTGGTTAGTTGATGCTGTTGAGCAGTTGCTTGTACCAGACGAACGCGCCCTCGTAGCGGGGCACCGCGTCGCAGAACATCAGGGCGCGGAGCGCCGTCTGGTCCTGCTGGAACAGCGAGCCGGCTTGCGTGCTCGTGGCGATCTCCACCGCGCCGTACATGCCGATGAGCCAGTGCTCCCACTGCCCGCCGAACAGTTCGGTGAGGTTGCTCGCGCTGCCCTTGCTGTTGGTGTTCTTGACCACCGCGCTCTTGGTCATCTTGTACCCGCACCACTGGTCGCCCGGCATGCGGTCGCTGATCGCCCGCATCATGCTCTGGACGAACCCGCCCGCCGCGTCCGCCGGGGCCGCCGCGTCCGCCCGGTAGCCCTGAATGTTGTTCGCCAGCGTCGGCCGCGCGATCCAGCCGCCGAACTCGAAGTTGCGGTCTTCGAGCAACCCGATCATGCGGTAGCCGTCTTCCGGCCGCAGCGTGTTGCCGTTGGTGCCGATGCCCTTCGGCGCGGGGGTTTGGCCCGCGTAGTCCAGCACCTCGTTGGTGCCGGTGTACAGCGTCAGCCCCTTCGGTTGGGCCGCGGACCCCGCCCCGTAGAAGCAGGCGTAGTCCAGCGCGAGGGCCAGCGTCTTTGCCATGTCCGCGCGGATGATGCTGTCCACCGCCACGCTCGCGTACTTCAGCAGTTCGTTGGCGAGCACCACGTAGTCGCCGAGCTTCTTCGCTTGCAGCGCCACTTGCCCGAACGTCGGGTTGCTGGCGGTGATGCTGGTGTTCTCGCCCACCCAGTACGCCGAGGTCGCCCCGGTCTGGCGCGGGTACACGATGCGGCCGTTCGGGGGCAGCGGCACGGTCGTCGCACCCGCAGCGAGGAAGGCCTCCCGCGGGCGGATGAGGTCGATGAGTTGCCCCATCTGCGGCGGCGCGACCAGTTCCCCGCCGATGCTGTCCAGCAGGTAGGACATGTCGGCCTTCTTCAGCACCCACCGGCTCTCGTCCGGGTCGGCCTTCTTCAGCCCGGCCACTTCCATCGCCTTGAACAGCTTGAACCCGTCGTGCTCGTGAACGGCCGGCGGGAGCAGGCGCGTGTCGAGCGGAATCTTGATTGTGTGCTGGTCCGCGGAGAGCGTGTTGAGCCGCCCGCCCGTCTCGTTCAGCGACTTGTGGAAGCAGTCCAGCGCGTGCAGGTCTTCCTTCGCCTCGCTCGGGTCGATGTACCCGAGCCGCGCGCTGATCGCCTTCGCCAGCGAGAAGCCCTGCGAGTTGCGGTTGTACCCGCCCACGCTCACCGCCGGCGCGTCGCCGCTCAGCGCGGCAGCGGTGCCGCTGATGTCGCGGGCCGGCGTCAGGTCTTGCTTCGCCTTGAGCACCTTGTTGAGGCGCTCGACTTCCTTCTTGGCGTCGTCGGCCTCGCGCTTCGTCTGTTCGGCCTTGCGCACAAGGGCGAACTGTTCGTCGGTCACGGTCGGCATAGCTGCCTCTTGTGGTTAAGGGATTACCCGAACACCCGCTTCGCTGCGGCGAACACGTCGTCCACCGCCTTCTTTTTCCGGCTCTTGCCCGCTTCCACTTCGGACTTCTTGAACGGACGCGGCACGGCCTTCAGGTACACCGCGCGCCGGGCCTTCTTGAACGGCGGCTTCTTCTTGCCGTCGCCTTCGTCGTCGTCGCCCATGTCGCTCTCAGCGTCGCCGTCGTTGTCGCTCGGCATCTCGGGATCGTCGCCCTCGTCGCCGTCCGGCTCCGCGTGTTCCTCGTCGGAACCGGCATCGCTGCCGGTCTTCATCGCCATCAGCTTGGCGTCGTGCTTGTCGCCGTGGGAACCGGCTTCCGACGCGAGGGCTTCCACCTTGTCGCACAGCTTCATCAGCGCCCGGTAAATCTCCGGGTTCTCGGTGGCCTTCGCGCCCTGCTTCGCCCGCTCGCACGTCTCGGTGAGTTGGTCCGCGAGGTCGTACAGCGTTTGCACGCCCGCGTGCGCCGGCTCGTCGTCCACGGCGTCCGCGAACATCGCGTCGTCCTGCGTCTCGAGGTCCGCGTCGCCCATGTTGCCGTCGAATTCGTCGTCCGGTTCCATTGCCTTTTGCTCCGGCTGGTAGAACGAAAAAGTCTTTCGGAGCTTCTCCGCGTCCTCAGTGCTTGAACCGTCGTAGGTCTTCACAACCTTCCCGTGCCCGCCGTCGAGCAGCACGGGGGAACCGTTGCTCAGCACTTCCCATGTGTGCCGGTTCTTGCACCACCGGTCGTTGCGCATGCACCGGCACTGAGCCTTGAACCGTTCGCCGCACTCGGGGCAGTTGTCTATTTGCATTCGTGGTGCGGCAGCGGTGCCGCTCAGCGCTTTGCGAATCACGGGGTGCAGCGGTTCCCACCGCCCGCCCACGTTCACGCGCCCGTCTTGCAACACTTGGGCCAGAGAAAGGGGAACCAAACTCACGCTCTTGGCGACGTGCAGCGCGCCGGGGTTGACCGGCACGGCGCAGAGCGTCCACTTGAGAACGCTCGCCTTCTCGAAGTGGTAAGCCGGGCGGTTCTCGAGGGGGCTTCGGCCGAGGGGCGTGAACGCGCCGGGAACGGTCTGGAACTCAAGGCTCACGGCCGGTAGCGCGCCCTGCTCCACGAGCGCAAACGTCTGCGAGCCGATGCGGTCGGACGGGTCGAAGTAGCTCGTACCCACGGGGAGCGTGTGCCACTCCTCCGGTTCGCCCTCGCCCGCACAGTTGAGGGGCACCATCTCCACCGCGTAGGGCGCGCCGGGCTTGCCGAGGCTTTCACGCGCCCACGCGACGGGGTAGCCCTTGATGTGGGTCCGGGCGTGTTCAAGGTCGATGCTCGGGTCTTGCTCGTGCAGCGAGAAGTCCAGTCCTTCGGGCACGACCCAATCGCCCGCGAGGTCGTGGGTGGGGAACGTGAGCACGCTCTCCACACTCAGGCGGCGCGTGTCCGCCTTGAGGATTCGCGAGCGTGCGTAGTTGGTGCGAAAGACCGCCATGCCCACACATGGCGCGGCAGAGGGGAACTAACCGGCAGCGCTGCCGGAAACTATTTCGGGAATCTCTCCTGAATTATGTTGAACAATATTCGGGACGGGTGTACTATGTCCTTACCGGGCGAGTGAGTCGACCGGACACACAGGGGGACCGAGACATGCTGACCGCCATCGTGTACAACTGCGATCCCGAATCGCTGGCCGAAGTGGACGCGGCCGAGTTCGCCGAAGCGTTCGAGAGCGAAGTGCGGGTTCGCCCGTCGCGCCGCGACCTGTCGGTTCGGGTCACGTTCGAGCCGGGCCGCAGCGGGCTGACCACGATCACCAGCGACGACCCGCAAGACGATCTGAGCTACAACGAGCAGATTCAGGAGGAGTTCGGCAACTACGCGGAGCGCGCTTTCCGCGCGTGCTGCCAGTGAAGCAACCCCCACCCAAGCCCGGCCGGGGGCGTCCTGCGACGCTCCCGCCGGGCACCAAGCACCGCGGTATCCGCCTAACCGATGCGGAATGGAAAGCGGTGAAAGAGTTCGTCGAGAAAATGCGAACACAGAAAATGAGCTAGACACACCGGTCGGTTGCGCGTCTACCTTGAGGGCGCGCAACTGGCCGGTGTTTTATGGCGAAAGCAATCGACTTGACGGGGCGCACGTTCGGGAAGTGGCGGGTGATCTGCCGATCCGCGCGCACGTCGGAACGCAACCGCGGGGTGTACTGGTTGTGCGAGTGCGAGTGCGGCATCCGAATGCCAGTGCGGGGTACCTGTTTGCGAGGCGGCGAGTCGTTGCAGTGTGGCAGTTGCCGAAGTTCCACTCCGCGCGGGCCTCGGCGCAAAAACAGGGGGCGGCACTGATGCCGCCCCCTCTTTCGTTACATGATCGCGTTTCGCAATTCGGTTTGCCCGCCGTCTGCTGGTGAATCGTCTGCCGGCTTCGGCTTGGGCGGCAGTTCGCCGTGGTGGTGTTCAAGGTACACGTATTGCTTGCCCTTGAACGGATTGCCGAACCCGATCACTCGGCCGGTGACGCCGCCAACGGTGATGACTGATCGACCGTGATTGAGGAATGCCGCCTCGCGTTGCGGAATTTCCGCAACGAGTTTGCCGTTCTGCGCCCATTTCACCGCCCCAGCAATCGGCTTGCCTTTCGGGGCTTCATCCCCCGCCCCACTCGCCACCGCCGGAACCTTCGGCGGTTCCGCGCCGCTCGTCTGGTTCACGTTCGCGTTGCCGGCCAGCCATTTGGTGATTTCGGCTTGTACTGCAGCCTTGCCCGCGGCGTTCAGTTCCGAGTCGCCCGCAACTACCGCGATCCGCCGGTTCAAGTCGGCCGCAACCGCCGCGCGGTCGAAACCGGCCGCAACGAGGTCATCGGCTACCGCCCCGATTGGCAAACCGCCCTGTTGGGCGCGAGCGAGGGCGGTCTTGATGCTGCGCGTGTTGAGCCGAACGGCCGTGTCTTTCTGTGCCCGCGCCTGCTCTTCGGTCACGGGGCCGGACAGCATCACGCTCGCAATCTCGTAGGGGGCGTTGCGCGACATGCCGCCCTCGCCGGGGTTCGTTAGTCGCGTGCGGTCGATCAGCCCGGAGTACCGCCGCTCGCGCCCCACCCGCGTTTTCGAGATGGGTTGCGTTGAAAGGCCGGCGGGCAGGCTCGTCCCCGCCGGGACCGTCCAGAACTTGCCGTCCGCGTCCCACTTGCCGCCCGCGGCGCGGATCGCGTCTTTGTGTTGGAACGTGTCGCCGTTGACGATGTGCGGTTCGCTCTCCGCGCCATCCCCCGCCCCGCTCGCTACCGGCGGCACTTTCGGCGGCTCGCCCCCGCCCGCGTTCCCGTTCATCGCACTGCCCCCCTGTGTCGGGGTAGTGTTGCCGCCCGCAGTGCCGGTGTCAACGCCCGTAGCGGCAGCGCTGCCGCTCGCCAACTCGCCCTTGCTCGCCACGAACTCCCGCCCCCGCGCGTCGGTGTGCACCACCGGCTGACGCTTCACCGTGAGGTTGTCGCCCGTGAACGTGCCCGCGGGCATCTCGTAATACCGCCCGTCGCCCGCCGCGGGTTGGCCCACCGCCGGCCCGTGCAGTTTGCCCCCGTACTGCCGCACCACGTCCGCGACCGCCTCCGCGCCGGCAGCGTTGCCGCCGTCGTGCAGGGCGCGGTGCGAGGCCGCGAGTTGCTCGAGGGTCGCGCGCCGCCGCGCCGTCTCGTCGCCCGTCACCCCGTCGAGGTTCCACGCGGCGCTCTCAATCGCGTCTTTCACCGCCGGGTCGCTCGTCCGCGCCGCGAGCGCGTTCAGGTGCTCCGCGTCGGCCTTCGGGTTCCGCTTCAGCGCCGACACGTCCGGGGGCGTCGGGGCGGCAGCGCTGCCGGTTGCCACCTGCGGCACCGCTGCCGGTTGCTCACCCGTCGCCGGGGGCACCCGTTCCGGGGTCGCCTCGGCCATCCGCGCCCGGTGGAACGACTCCACCTGCGCCAGCGACTTCCCCGCACTGGCGAAGTGGGCGTCGAGTTTCTCCCGCGCCCCGTCCGGCAGTTTCGACAGGTACTCGGCCACCGCGCCGGCGTCGGGCTTCTTCGCGTCGTCGTCGGGGTGCGCGTACCGGAGGAACGCTTGGTACTGCTCGCGGGGCGTGGCGAACTCTTGGTTCGGGTCCGGGGGCGGGTTCGCGGCGCGGGCGCGCTCGGCCTGCGCCTGCAACCGCGTCTTCGGCGGCTTGCCCTGAGCGGCAGCGCTGCCGCTCTCCGCTTCCGGCTTCTCCGGTGCGGGTTCGTCCGTCTTGCCCGCCGCCGTGTCCAGTGCCCACTGCGTCAGCGCCGCCACGCGATCCGCGCGCAGTCGCTTCCCGCCGAACGACGCGCCCGACCGCTCTAGCATCACGCGGGTCGTGCTGAGTTCGTCCTGTGTCATCGTGCTCAGGTGCGGGATCAGCGCCCGCAGGTCGTCGGGGTCGAGCGCCTCCCCGCGGCTCTCTTGGTCCGCGAGTTTGATGCGCAACTTCCGCGCGAGCGTGCGGTTCGCCTGCACCTGCTCCCGCCGCACCTGCGATGCGTGCCGTTCCACGTCCCGCGTGCTGCCGCTCAACTCGTCGGAGTGCAGGGCGTGGTCGAGCTTCTTGCGCTCCTCGGGGTTCGTCACCTTCTTGCGGAGTTCCGCGGCTTTCTCCGGGTCTTTCTTCGCGGCCTTGATGTCCGCGACCTTGATGAACCGCCCGCCGTCGTCGCGCGGGTGCTTGTTGCTGTCCCACGCCTTCTTGAATGTCCGCTCGCGGATGAGTCGAAGGGCGCGGCGGTAGTCCGGCTCCGAAGGGTTTTCGGGAACCGGAACTGCGCGGTCATCAACGTACACGTCGGCAAGCGGCTTACCCTGCCCGGTGTAAATCTCGTCGTACAGCAGCCCGTTCTTGTCGAGCCAGTTTGCTACCAGTTCGGCGAGGTCGTGCGCGCCGCGCCAGCCGCGATCCAGTCGCACGTCGTCGGCCTTTGTGCGCGTCGTGTAGATCACGACGCGGTGCGTGCCCCGCAAGTCTGCGAGAAACTCTTTCGCGCCTTCGAGAGGTGCGCCGAAGTGCTCGTCACCTTTCCACCCGTCGTAGTGCGAAATGGTGCCGTCGAGGTCTACGGCAGCGACCGGCGGGCCGGAAAGAGCCTTGAGACGAGGTACGAAGTCGGTGAGGTCTACCCACACCTTCGGAGACGCCTTCTCCGGGTTCGCGCCCTCGTTGAACACGGCGACCGCGGGGCCACTTTCGGGCGGCTCCTTGTGGTCGATCACCTCACGAACGCCGGCCGCTTTTTGGGCCGCGGCGATGACCTTCTTGCCCGCCTTGCCGTCGTGCCAATCGAGTTGGTCGATCCAGAACTGTGGCCCGTCCTCGCAGCCCCAGACGCGCAGCCCGCTCAGGTCGTCGCCCGATTCTTGAGCGTTCACCAGCGATTCGATAACGCCAGTCGCCCATTTGGGCGAAGCGGCCTTCTCGAATCGCCCGCCCATGCCGAGCGCGTGCAGGGCGTCGAGGGCGTCCTGCGGGTCGGTGCCGTCCTCCCGCGCCCGCCGCACCACCTCCACCGCCGCCGCGAGCAGTTCCGCGGGCGTGTGGTCCTCGCCGTTCTCGTCCGGCAGCGCTGCCGGTTCGTCGTCCGCGACGGGTTCCGCTTTGGCGACCACCTGCGGCAGCGCTGCCGGTTTCTCGGGTGCGGCAGCGCTGCCGCTCAGCGCCTTGAGCACCACCGACGCGGGCGCGTTGCACAGCGCCGCCACTCGCAGCGCGACGCGGTACACCTCGGCCGCTTGCTTCGCGGCTTCGGTGACGTGCTGCTCCACTTCCTCGCGGGTGAAGTAGTCGGGTTCGTCCGCGTCGTCGTACTCGAACACGCTACACCTCCACGCCGTACACCGTTTCCGCCGTGATGCCGTCCAGAATGCCCCGGAAGGGCGGCACATATTCGATCTGCACCGGCATCACCTGAACGCGCCGGCCGTTGTACTTTGAAAGCCGTTCCCGAAGCGCTTGGGCCTCTTGCTCGCTCATCGGCGGGCCGGTGATTACCCCATCCGGCACCACTGCCGCTTGCAGTCGCCGCACCTCGAGCACCAGATCGCACACCAGCCGCGCCGCCTCGGGGTCGCGGTCGGGGTAGCCCGCCCAACCCTCTGCCGCCCGTAGCCGTTCCTCGGTCATCTCAGCCCCCTGCTAACGCCTTGCGCACCAGTGCCGCCACCGGAACTTTAGCGCGTCTGCGCCGCCGCGGTGTAGCGGGGGCCACGAGGAACCCGCCGTCCGCGTCGGAAAGCGTGTTCATGGCCTTGCCGATGGGCGAACCGGCAGCGGTGCCGGGGCGGTCCTTCGCTTCCTCGCGCGGTGGTGGCCCGTCGCTCTGCCGCTTCGCTCCCACGCCCAACCGGACGCTTTGCCCGCCCACGCTCAGCGTGCCGCTCGCGCGACCGCCGTTCTTCAGGGCGTGTTCCGCGACTTGCCGAATCGCTTTGGCGAGAATCTTCTGAGCGAGTTCGGGACGGATGCCCAACCGTTGCGCGACGGCCTGCGCGTGCTTCTGCGCCATGCTGTCGGCCCATTCCGCGGCGCGCTGTAGCACCTGTTGGGCACGGGGCGTCACCGGCACCGACTGCGCCGCATATGCGTAGACGTGCTCCGCGGGCACAATCCCCATCTGCGCCGCCATCACCCGCAGCGCCGGCTCGGGCAGACGTTCGAGCGTCGCGCGGTCGATGCCGTACTTGCGCCCGCCCTTCTTCAGCAGTCGGTCAATGGTGCCCGGCTTGTCGAAATGCCGCTCGATCTCATACGTGCCGTCCGCGTTCAGTTCGCGCTTCGGGGCGGCACTACTGCCGGTCTTGAGCGCGTCCGCCTTCGCCCGCGCCGCGTTCGCCTTCTCCGTCGCCTCTTGCAGCGCCGCACGCGCCCGCTTCACGACCGGGTGACTGTCCGGCAACTTGGCTTGCGCCGCGGCCAACTTCGCCTTGAGGTCGTTCACCTGCTTCACCGCCGCGCGGATGTCACGCCCGAACGCCTTGTCGTCGGCGTCGCGGTCGTCCTCGTGGCCGTAGGTGATGCCCTCGTTGAACTTCGACGGGTAGCGTTGCGCCCCCGGTGCCGCCGCGGGCTGTGCGGCATCGCTGCCGGTCTGCTGCGGGGCTTCAACGATCTTGCCGCCCTTCTTCGTCCACCGCTTGCCGTCGCGCCCCGTCCACGTCTCGCCCTCTTGCCGCACCTTCCGGGGCTTGTTCACCGGGGCCGCGGCCTTCATCACCGGCTCTTCGAACTTTTTCAGTAGCTCGTAGGAGCCAACCGGCACAAATGCGGAAACGTGCGTGTCGCCACGCGCAATTGCCGCCATGATGCGGTGCCCGCCGTCAGAAACGCCTAGCCCGTCGCCAGATCGAAGAACGGTTAGTATCGCCGGGGTGTCGATTTTCTGCGATGCGTACTCTTTCACCCGCTCGGCACTGGTCGTCTCTCGCAACTGCTGAATTATGCGCTCGGGCAAAGAGGCAATCGGCACGCTCGCAAGGACAACCGGGCGCAGAACCGGCTCCGGTCGCCGGTCGCCTTTGTTTTTGGAACGCTCGTCACCGGCCCGAATTTTCGACAGCAGCGGGGCGGCATCTTCGGGGGAGATAGCGGACGCAATCCATTCGTCGTGACTCGCCGAAGATGCGTCTAGCGGACCGCTCGAATCGGTGCCCGGTTTGCTGCTAAACTTACCGTGGTCGCGCGGGTGCTTCGACTCTTCCCATTGCGACTTTTGCACCGGCAGCGATGCCGCGTCGCCGCCCATGCCCAACGCGGACAACGCAGCTTGCAGCGTCGCGTCCTGCACACCCTCGGGGCTGTCGTCGCCTTCGGGCGCGGGCTGTTCCTCACCGCCCGGAACCGCTCTGGCATCTCCTACACTCGGCAGCGCTGCCGCTTCCGCGCCCGGCGGTGCGTTCGGGTCCATGCCCGGCATCGGTGCCGGTTGCGCCGCCTGCTGCTTCTTCGCCATGACGATTGCGAGCGGTTCGTCGCCGTCGTCCCAAGCATCGCGCCCGGTCGCCATCCGGTACTCGTTCACCGTGATCGCGCCCGCGCTCAGGGCCGATTGCAGTTCCGTTCGCTCCGCGTCCACGTCCTTCGGGATTTGCGGCTCAATCTCGATCACGTACTCGCCCGCGTACTCGCTCCACGGACGCGCGAGCGCCCGCGTCAGGAACGCGCTCAAATCCCGACAGAACGGCGAAATCGTGTTGTCGTAGAACCGCCGCAACTCGCCGTGAAACGTCGCGTAGTTGCTGCTGTCGCCGAAGTTCGCCACGAGCTTGGGCACGCCGAAGATGGCGAGCACTTGCCCCAACGCTTGCTCGAAGCCCTGCGGAAAGTCGAGGTCTTTGGCGTTCGGCGCGAGTTGCTGAATGGACGCCTTGCCGTTGCCCTCGCCGACGTTGCCGCCCACCACGAGCAACTTGCGGGCGTTCTTCGCGCCGCCGCTCTTTTGCAGCAGTTGGCGCTCGGTTCGCTCCTGCGTCTCTTGGTCCGCGCCGGGCAGCATGACCACCGTGTCGAGCGCCACGCCAGAGTTGAAATACGACCACCGGAATTCGGTGATCGCCTTCAGCATGTCGATGTCGCGCGCGCCGGTGTCGAGGCGCGACAACCCGAACGTGCGCGAAACGGGGTTCAATCGCCGGAACCGCTGCACCTCTTCCGCGGGCAGGGGCGTACTCTGCGCCACCATTCCGCCGCCCGCCATCCACCCCGCATTGCCCACGTAGGGCGTCACCATGTACGCGCCCTGCGGGTACATGGGGTTGCCCGGCGCGATGGTCTGCGTGATGCTGCCCGTGGTCAGCCCGAACAACCGCACCGGCTTCCCGTCGCGGTTCCGCGGCATCCACACGAACGAGGTGCCCGTGAGTTGGTTCTGGAGCGCGATGAACGCGGCTTCATCGGCCATCGTCCACACGCCGTCTTCGCCGCTCGGTTCGGCCAGCACTTGCGCCAACGGGTGATCGGGTTCGACGGGTTCGTAATCGTCGTCCCGCGAGTAAATCCCCTGCCCGCCGCCGAGACTCTTCTGCACTTTCGCCTTGCGGCGCAACACGTTGTATTTCGCCCCCTTGAGGGCGGTCATGTAGGCTTCGATGGCGATTGCCACCGCGCCTTGGTAGTTCTGGTATTGCTCCCAGACGTTGCCCGCCCACCAGCCCGGCGGGTCGCTTTGGAGCGCGACTTGCAGCGCGAACGAGTTGATCCGGTGCGCCGGGGGCGGGTCCGCGGGCGTACCGGCGGCCAGCGCGCGGGTCGCGGGCGTCAGCGCGGAGGCGTCGTAGCTGCCGGGTTCAAAGAGCGCCATGCCCTCACATGGCACGCGACCGGGGAACTACTCGGCGGGCGGCAGTGGTGCCGCTTGCTCAAATGCGTCTTGCGTGAAGTTGTTGAGGGCGTGCATCTGCTGCCAGGTGGATAGGGCGAGCGCCGCGCCGGAGTAGCCACTCGTTCCGCCGGCGAGTAGGTGTGCGGGCACGCCTAGCGCCTGCGCGCAAGCCGCTATCGCGTTCTCAAAGTAGGCGTTGAAATCGAACGGCGTGCTGATGACTTCGACGGGCGGCACCGGTGCCGGTGGCGGCAACTCGAACTCGATGCCGGGCCACCGCTCGCGCAGCACCTTCAGTGCCAGTTCGCAGGCGTAGGCAGATGGCACCGCGGGTCCGCCCTGCCCGCCCCAGAACGCAGCGGCATCGGTGCCGGGGTCCAGCAATTCGAGTGTGTCGCCCACCGGCACCACAACCGGCACCGTCGTCAGTCGCACGCGCCGCACGGGATGCTCGGCGAGGATGGCGTCAGCGTGGGCGAGCCAGTCCGCGGCGGGGCACACTACGCGGTCAACGAACCCGCGAATGAAGTAGTGATCGCGGGCGGAACCGGGCTTAAACACTTGGAAGATGCAATCGGTACTGCTCTCGTCGTTTTCGATACCGATTGTGTGCGTGTAAACCTCGCTCCCGATCTCAACCGGAACCGAGCCGCAAACCGTGCTACGAAGCAACTGTTGTGCGCGCCGCAGCAAATCCTCGCACCCCTCAAGGGGGAAGTCGCGCTGGGCGTGCTCGATTTGCAAGCGTATGAACGCCGCCCGCTCGCCCTCCCCGTGCTCCTCGAGCCAGTCCGCGAACATCAGCCGGGGCGTGTCCGCGTCCGGGTGCGCCTTGATCGCGGCAAGCAGGGCTTCGCGGTCACTCACTGAGCCACCTGTGCCGTGTGATTTGGTGATCGTACACCAGCGATTGCGTTACCACGCAGTAGCCCTTGTGCCCGTGCCACTGCACCAGCAGTTCCGGGCCGTAAAACTCGTGCTCGCCGCGCGGCACCCATTGCGGCACCACTTCCACGAGGTACAGCCCTTCCGCCCCGTAAGGCGCGCCGGCGTGCCACTGCGTCGGCTCCGCACGCGCCGCCCGCTCGCACTCCAGTTGCCGCGCCCGGTTCTCGAACTGCGCCACGAGGTCGCGCAACTCCGCTTCGACGTTGGCGAAGAAGGAGAGGCACTCCAAGAACTGCACGATGCTCGCCTCGTTGCTCCGCGCGTACGCTTCGGCCACGCGGTCGGCTTGCTCGCTCACGATTCGCCCCCGAGGTCGTGACCGGCAGCGCTGCCGTTCTCGTCCCGCGCCTGCCCCGCTATCGCGTTCACAAGAGCGTCGCGCCACCCGCCCCGCAGTTCGGCCGGGACGGGCACGAACAGCGGCGCGGGCGGTTCGTCCTTCGGCAGCGGGTTCAGGCCGAAAGACGCCAGCACGCCGTCAAAGGCCGCGGTGTACTCGTCCGGTGTCATTGCTCGCCCCCGGCAGTGGTGCCGCTCTCGTCGTCTTCCATGCACTCCCACACGCCCGCCCAATCGCCCTGCGGCGGGGTGCGCGACCAAGTTAGCACGTCGCCGCCCGCGCTCGCCGTGCAGTAGTACAGCGAGCCGTCCGTGTGGCGGTACGTCCACAGCCCGTCGCGGTCGGGCATCTCGTGGCGCGGGAGGCCGATGTCTTTCGCCGGGCCGGTCAGTTCGCAGCAGTCCAGCCCCGGACGGGCGCGCAAAAGGCCCGCGGCGGCACTCAGGGCGCTCGCGCTGTCGGTGTCGCCTCGGACTTGGTAACTCTCGGCCAGACCAGCGCACACCCGCGCGCACCGCTCCCGCTCCGCGTCCACGGCCGCACGGATGGCGTCGGCGATGTTGCCCTGCAAGATCGCTTTTGCGCCGCGCCCGGTTGGGTTGCCGCAGTAGTCTTGCCAAAACAGGTCCGCAGCAAGCTCAGCTAAGGCATTCGCCCGTTCTTCCGGTGTCATCACTCCCCCTGTGCGGCAGCGCTGCCGCTATAGCTCCTGCGTGAGCACCACCGCGAACGCGCCGGGTTGCTCCCAACATGCTAGCGCCACGGCGTCGCCGCAATCGGTACTGCGCCCGATCCGCTCGCGGATGTCTTCTTTCTTCTCGACGTACACCCCGCCCGCCCGCATCTCGTACCGCGGCGCGGTCAGGTCCGCCATCAGTTCCGCGTCCGGGGGCAGGGCCAACCGCGATTCGTCCGGCCCGCCCTCGGGGTCCAACTGCGCCCGCACGTTCCACATCATAGCCGCGCGCACGTTCCCGAACTTCAGCGCGGGCACCTTCGGGTCGCGGTAGCCCGTCGAGTTGCTCACCACGATTGCCTTGACGTGCCTCAGCCCCGTCGCTTGGCACAGGTCGTAAGCGCTCTTGCCCACCCCGATGGCGTCGATGTTCACCTTCACCGCCGGGTCGCCCCCGCCCGCCGCCACGACAAGCGCAACCGCCGTTTGCCCGTCCGGTACTTCTGTGCCCTTGCGCCGCACCAGCGGGCCAACAGTGCGGCCGTGCCGGGGCGCGATGACGAACTTGTCGATCCCCTGCATTGCCACGTCCACGCCCAGCGCCGTGAGCGGCACCGGTGCCGCCTCCTTCCGCCGCACCCAACGCTTCTGAGCCTCAACTACCCACTTCGTCGGAATCAGTTGCCACCGGTGGTCCTCCCGCGCCGCCATCATGTCGCCGTAGCGCAGCATGGAGCGGAGCGGTTCGGGCATCGCCTCGAGCGTCGCGGCGTAGCCCGTCTTCATCAGGTCCGGGTTGTCCTCGAGCCGTGCGGGGATGAACGTGCGCGACCGCGGGACGTACATCGTGCCGTCGTGCGTGACTGGCCGCCCGTCCGCACACTCGATCTCCTCCCCCTTAATCGTCGTGTACCACCGCAGTTCGCCCGGCCCGGCGAGTTTGCCCGCCGTGGGGTCGAGCCACGCGCGCCAATGCCTTAGCACCCATTCGCCTTCCGGGTTCGTCGGTGGGTTGCCCGCGCCTACTACCCGGCAGCGCTGCCGGGGGTAGCGCCGCGGGTCAAGAGGGCGGTTCCAACCGATGATGAACTTGTATTGGCTCTCGAGGAATTGCGGCAGTTCGTCAAACGCCTTGAGGTCGTGCGCCTGCCCCTGATAGCTCTCCTCGTCCCCGGAGTGCTGGCACCCGGCCACTTCGATGATGCGCCCGTCCGGGGTGAGCAACTCGCCCCCGTTGCCCACCCACTTCCACGAGCCGTAACCGAGCGTCTGAATGGCTTTAGAAAGTGCCTTCGTGTCCTTCGCGGTGCGGCGCAAGATGAGCGTGTTGCGGTGGCACGTCGCGCCCAGACCAATCAGCAGGAAACTCTTCCCGCCCCCCGCCGCGCCCCCGAAATACAGTTCGTCCGCTTCACTGAGGTACGCTTCCGACTGCGGCCCCGGATTCGGCACCCACGGCAGCGCTTGCGTGATCGCCCCCGCTTCGTCGGGTGAGAGCACCAAGCTTAGCCACGAGGTTGGCGAGGAACTCAACAGACACCCCGGCACCGCTGCCGCTTTGGTCACTCTCGGGCGCGAACAGGTTCAGCCGCTTGCACAGCTTTTCGAGCGCGTCCGGCTTGCTGTGAAACTGGTACTCCAACTCTTCCACTTCCCACGCGGTCGCGTCGGTGTCACTCTTCAACCGCTTCCGCTTCACCTTCACCTTCGCAATCGCTTTCCGCGCCGCCGCCGGCACCTTCCGCCAGTGCTTCGGGACCGGCATCCCCTGCTCGTCGGCCTCGTACACGTCCGCCGGGTCCAAGAACGCCAGCGCCGCCAACTCGCTGAGCACCCGCTCCTTGCTCACCGCCACCCGTTCGGACCAAGCCCGTTGCGCCGCTTGGATTTCCGCTTGAACGCTAGGGTTTGCTAGCAGGTGCGTAGCGGAGACGGTCGCCGCCTTGTAGCTGCGCGGCTTGCCCTTGCGGTTCTCGCGACCGAACGCGCGAAAGTACGCCTGCACCGCGTTCGGGTCCGCGGCGTACTCTTCCACGAACCGACGCATCTTCGGTGTCAGACCGGACTTGGAACCGCCCGCTTCCATGCCCCTCACTTGGCGTCCGTTGGGGGAACCGGCAGCGCTGCCGCTACCGTTCGGATTGCCTGTGCGATCTCCTTGAGCGCTTCGGTGTGCTGGTCGATGGCCTGTGAAATGACGCACGCCGCCGCAAGAATCGACTGGCCCAAGCCGTCGATTGAGGCGTTGGGCGTGTCCTCGGCGGTCGTGTCGTAGTGGAACCGATGAATGATCTCGGCGTACCACGGGTGATCGAACCCGGCCATGTCGCTCTCCTAGTTGTTTGAGTGCGGCACCGCTGCCGCTTTCGCCCGGTCCAAGTCCCGCATCGCCTCTTCGCGCGTCCGGTACACCCGCACGCGGTCCAGTTCCGCCGTGCCCGCCGTCAGCCGCGCGAACGTGGCCGGCGGGACGAACGGGTGCGGGGCGTGTGGGAGCGGCACTGCTGCCGCTCGCCACCACTCCCACAGCCCCGGCCGCACGTCGCTCTCCCGAGGTGCGTTCATCCGGCCCCCTGCATCGCTCGCGCGAGGTCTTGGAGCGCCTCTTCGCGGGTTGCGTAGTTGCGGAAGATGTCGAGCGGCGTGATTGCCGGGCGGTTCAACCGCTCGTACACGGCTTCGGGGACGAACTCGTGCGGCGTGTGCGGGGGCGATTCCTCGAGGGTCCGCCGCCACCACTGCCACACCGCCCCGGTGAAATACGGTTCGTATCCGTTCATCCGGCCCCCTGTGCGTCGAGCCATTCGAGCGCCGCGAGCACGATGGCACGGGCAAACTGCGGCTGGAACCGCTCTCGAACGTTGATGCGGTTCCACACGCATGGCGGCACGTCGCCGTCATGGACGTCCCGCGATTCCCCTAGCACCGGCACATCCACCCCCCCGCCGTGGTGCGTGCGGATCGCGTCGCACAGCCACGGCGTCGGACGCCAGCCCGTTTCGCCCGGCTCCTTGCGCTCCCACGATTCCCACACCTGCCGCATCTCGGCCACCTGCACCACCGGGAACCCGCGCTCCCACCGGCACGGTTGCCGCCCGGTGCCCGAACAGGTGGGGCATTTTTGGTGCGGGCCGTCAACGAGGTACTCGTACTTCCCCCCGCACGTCACGCACGCCGGCTCCCACCGCTCGCGGTTGGCGTAGAGCAGTTCAAATTCGCGGTTCACAAGTGCCATGTGGCGCAAGGAGTCGCCAATCGTTTCGGCCGCACCTTGCGGCGCGCACTGAAGGCGAATCAGTTCCGCCCGTTCCGGGTCGCCGCGCTCCTCCACCTCGTCGGCGTAGGCCAGTCGCGGCGTGTCCTCCTCCGGGCGAGCGAGCACGGCGCGGTACAGGGCTTCGAGGTCCGTCACGGGTCGTTCTCCTCTACCACCGCGTTCACCTTGCGATTCGACACCACCGCCACCGCCGTTCGCTTCCCGTTCGCCCGGTCCACGATCACGAGGAACGCCCCCTCGCTCACCCGCTCGACGTGTACGCTCGCGGCGTCGTACACGCTCACCGCCTCCACGTCGCCCCGCCCGTCCGTGCGTATCTCCGTCACAGCCCGCCCCTTCCGTTGCTCACCCATGCCGCGTAAGTCAACGGCCACCGCGCCGCGAACAGTGCCTCACACTGCCTCGCGGCGTCTTCGATCTCCCACTGCGGAAACGTGGCCACGGCCGTTTCCTTCGCCTTCGCCCGCTTGCCGAAGAACGTCAGCCACGAGGCCGGCTTCGCGCTCACCCACCCGTCGCAGTACAGCATCCAGTTGGGCAGGCACAGCCGCGCCACCTCGCGGGCCACGCCGTTAGCCACCAGAACGCTGTAGTGTCTCCAACAGTGCTTCGCGCAACGCTCCATCGACCAACCAACAGCGTCGCGGGCCGCGTCCTCTTGTTCCAGTACCGGGCGCATCGGCTTGAACCCGTCCGGTTCCGCGCACGGTCGCCCTTCCGGGGGCAAGTAGAACTCCGGGTCGAGGTGCTTGTAGCGTCCGCTTTCGAGGTTGAAGCTGAAATCCTCGGTGTCGATGCTGTGGAACCGCTGCCGCGTCCACTGCCACCACACCACGCCCGGCGCTTCGACGTACACCGTCATCAGCGCGTGTTCTAGCGGCGTGTTGTGCCCGCCCCGAACGCACGCCCGGTTCACCCGCTCGTGCCCCTCCGGGGTGTCGTTCTTCTCGGGCGGCACCCGCGCCGGGTGTACCGCCCACGCCGCGCACGCGCTGGTGCGCTCGCCCCCGCACGTGCTCTCTTCGATCAGTTCGACTTTGATGTCGCTGCGGAACGTAACCTCACTCACGCCACACCCCCTTGCGCCGCGAGCGGCACCAGTGCCACCGGCACCGCGCGCCCGTTGGCCTCCTTCACCTGCACCACGTTCCCCGCCGCCCGCTCGCGCAGCAGCAGGTCGTACACCGCCAGCGCCCACCGCACCAACTCCACCTCGTCGGCCGCACCGCTCAGGCGCACCATCTCCCGCACCTGCGCCGCGGTCCCGTCGGCAATGTCCAGAGCCACCCGCATCACGCACCCCCTTTGATTCGCACCCCGTTCGCCCGCATCCACCGCCGGCACCAGTGCCGCCCCGCCTCCGTCACCTCCGCCCGCTCGCCCGCGCACGCCACCCACCCGCGGCGCGTCAACTCGTCCCACTCCTCGAACTCGCACCGGTACGGCACGCCCCGCACCACCACCGACAGCGAATCCATCTCCTCGTGGTAGTTCACGCCCTCGGCCTCGAGCATGTGCGCGAGTACCGCCATCGTGTTCGCGTCCGGGTAGGTCACTCGCTCTCTCCCGGTTGGAACTCGCTCAGCACGCCGGATGATCTTAGCGCCGCATACGCACCCGCGAGCAAGTCCGCCGCCACTTTCGCACTCACGCCCAACTCCCGCGCGATGTCCGCCGCCCGCAGCCCGTCGCCCACCAAGCACAGCGCCGCGTACTGCTGCTCGCTCACCACGCCCGCCACCCGCCCCCACAGGTCCGCGCCCTCAAGCCCCGGCACCCGCGGCAGCGCTGCCGCGCCCTCAGTCATCTCCGCGGCCGGGCGCGGCTGACCGTCCGCCCACCGCACCAGCGCCCGCCGCACCGCCGGTGAAGCGTACGCGCCGAACGGCACCCGCCCCGTCGCGTACTTCGGCACCAGCCCCGGCACCAGCAACACCGCCTCTTGCTGCAGGTCCGCGTGCTCGACGTGCCGGTGCGCCCGGTGCGCCAACATCGCCGCCGCGTTCAGCACCCGCGCCCCGCCCCGCGCCCGGTCGTTCGACGCGATCCACCAGTTCACCGCCTTCCACTCCGTCAACTGCCCGCCCCGGCGACAGTCGCAGAACGCACGCCCCGCGGCCTTCAGTTCGTCTAGCGCGTCGTGCCCGTAGAGGAACTCCGCGACGCCCGCGGCAACGGGTTCGGCGTCGAGCGCGACGAGCGCCCGCCGCGCCGCCGCGCTCAGGTCCGATACCGGCAGCGGTGCCGCTCTGCTCACTCAGTCACCACCTTGCGAAAGCCTTCGGGGACGGGGGCCGCGAGCTTCACGCAAGCGACGACCCGGTTCCTGTTGATTAGGCCGACGCTCTCCGAACCGAAGGCTTCTACGAGCCAGTTCCCGTCACCCCACCGCACCACGTCGCCCGCCTTCAGCCCCAGACTCGCCACCGTGGGCACCGGCTTCGGCACCACTTCCCACGGCACCGGCGTGCGGTCCCGGTAGTAATTGATTTCGCTCTCGTGGTGCCACCAGACGCACACGTCCGGGAAGCTGTCGGCGTCGCCGTAAGGGTTGCGCACCACCACGCCGAGCATGCCGCACACGTGCTTCACCACGTCGCCCGGCTTCAGTGCCAGTTCGCCCACCGTCTTCATCAGTCGCCCCCCGTGAGTTCGATCCGCACCCGCCCGTCGCCCGCCGCGTCGCCCCGCTGCACCGTCACCCGCGTAACGTATTTGATCGTGTCGTTCGTCACGATTCCGCACGTCACCAGCATGTCGAGCACCGGCTTCATGAAGTTGTCGAGGTCGCGCTGCGCGTACACCTTGCCGAGCACCGTCAGCGTGACGCCCACCGGGTACACTTCGGCCGGTTCGAGCGCCTTGAACGCGAACGCCGTCGCCCGCTGCCAATCCCTGTACTCCCGCGACTTCACCCGCCGCCCGCGCACCGTGGCGAACAGGTGGTTCGTGCTCGGCGGCAAGATCACTTCGACCGCGCGAACGCCCATCACGCGCCCTCCGCAGCGGCCGGAACCGGTGCCGGGTGAACCCGCACCGTGCGCGTGCCGTAATCCATTGCCACTTGATCGCCGTTGGAGATGTCCCCTTCCGCGAACCACGGCACGCCGGAATTAGCGGGCACGCCCACGGCAGCGTCCATCGGCAACACGTCCTCGTAGGAGTTCACCGAGCGCATCGCCGCGACACATGCCTCCGGTGCAAACAAGTCGAACGCGAACAGCCCGACCAAATCGCGGGACATCCGAAATCGCCATGACAGCCGATCACAGGCCCAATCGGGGGAATCGGCCTGTTGACCGAAGAACTGACCGAACACCCACCGCACCTCCCGCGCGTCGTCGTGCCGCCCCGCGTCGTTCAGGCAGTCGAGCAGCGGGCGCACGGCCGACCAATCCGCGTACTCGATGAACCGCCGCAGCAGCGCTTGCAGGTCGCTCGCCGGGGCCGGCGCGAGGGCCGGCAACTCGTACACCTTCTCCATCACGCGCCCTCCGGGGGTTGAACGGGCATCCGCCACCACTCGCCGCCGTCGAGCATGTGCGCCGCCTTCATCCCCGCGCACAGGTAGAACCGCTCCGCGAGCAGCGGCCCGGTATCGCCAATGTAAGCCGGCACCTGTACGCGGCACGGCACCAGCGCCGCACCCGGACCCGCCCGCCAGAAGTACCAGCCGGGTTCGGTCGGGTCTTCGCTCGTCCACATCACGCCACCTCCGGTTCGGGGTCCGGCCGAATCAGCCCGGCCGCGAACAGTTCCACGCGCCTGCGGTACTCGTCCGGCCAGCCCCACACGTCGAAGCACGCGCGGCAGTACATCTCCCGCCCGCCGTTCGCCGCCCGGCACACCCACCGCCCCGCCGCGTCCGCTTTCTCCCGCGGCGTGCGGTACACGGTCGCGTTCACCGACTGGTTGCCCTTCCGCGGGGCCACCGTGCCGCAGGCGTCGCAGGTCAACTCCATCCCGTTGCCCTTCACGTCCTCGACCGCCACCCGCGCGCAGTGCGCCGCCATCCGCTCCTCGTGGCCCTCCACGTCGGACGATTGCGGCAGCAGTGCCGCCACCCCCGCGAACACCCGGTCGGGGAAGTCGCCGGCCATCTCGTTCGGCGCGGGCGGCATCTCGTCGGACCCGTACCGCCCCTCGCCCCGCACCCACAGCGCGCGGGCCGCACGCACCGCCCGCGCGCCCCGTTTCCGTTTCGTCGCCTTCACGCCCCCACCCCCGGCAGCAGTGCCGCCACGCGGTTCTTCGCCTTCTTCGCGGCCTTCTTCGACCGCTCCACTTGCGGCACGCCCAACCGCTCCCGCACCAAGTTTAGCGCGGCGAACTCGATCTGCCGAATCCGCTCCCGAGTCAGCCCCATGTCCGCGGCGATGTGCTGCAACCGCTCGCCCCTCATCCGCCGCCGCAGCACCGCTTGATAGCTCGGCTTCAGCGCCCGCATAGCCGCGCTCCACACCTCCGACGCCTCGGCGCGCTCCGCGGTCCCGTCGTCGGTCGCCGCCGGTTCCGGTACACCCGTGCCCTCGTAGTCGCCGGTGGAGCCGAAGTGCGTCACGGTCGCCGGCACGAACTCGCCCGTGCGCCGCGCCTCGCCCTTCCACTTGGGCACCCGGATCAGGCCCGCCTCCGACGCCAGCGAGCACAACAAGTTCTTCACCCCGTACCGGCCGAAGTAAGTGATGAACTTCGCGCCCCCGTCCGGCTTCATCGTCCGCGCGAACTGGTACGCGAACGGGACCAGCATCGCCGCGCACTCGTCGCGGTCGTACTGCCGGTAGCACCGCCACACCCGCAGCGCTTCGCGGTACACGAACGCCATGTTCAGCCGCAGCCACCCCTTCGTCGCGTGCCACCCGTCCTTGTCCTCGAACGCCTGTCCCGCCGCTTGCAGGTCGGGCAGGTCCACCCACCGCGCGACGCCCGACAGCCACACGTCCGCCTCGCTCACCGGCCCCGGCTGCGCGTCCAGCCACGCGAGCGTTTGCCGCTGGTAGTCGGTGAGGTCGCAGTACGACACCGGAATCAGTTTCTTCGCCATGTCGCCCCCTGTTGAGTTCGAGCCGTTACGCGCTCGCAAACAAATCCGGCGTCACCGTCCGCATCCGACGCCCGCACAACTCCACTTGCGATTGCCGCAAGTCGCACCCCACGAACCGCCGCCCGTTCTCGACCGCCGCTTGGCACGTCGTCCCGCTCCCGCTGAACGGGTCACACACCACGCCACCCGGCGGGCAAAAGGACTTCACGAACAGCGCCGGCACCTTGAGCGGGAACGGCGCTTCGGAATCGTTGCCGAACCCGAAATGCGTGTCCGCGCCGCAATCAATGATGTTGCCGGGGTTGGCGAGGTCGGGCGGAACGTACTGCTGGTGCTCATTCGCACCGGCCCGAAGCCCGTCTCTAACTCGCTTGTCCTTTCTCGATCCGCTCACGCCTCGATAAGTTGGCTGACCACCCGGACCACAAACCGGCGGCGCGCCGCACGCCGTGTTGTCGCTCCACGGCAACCGCCCCGGACGGGCGACGCAGATGATTGGTTCCCAACGGTTCTTAAGCCAATCGGGGCCACCGCTGCCCGGAATGCCGTCCCGCTCGTACACGCACGGCTTCCGCATGTTGAACCCCGCCCGGTGCAGGTCCGCGAACAGCAGGAACGGCGTGCCGCTGTAGGCGCAGTTCCGCGTGCGCCCTTCGCAGTTCACCGCGATCAGTCCCTTTACCTTCGGGGCCGCGGCACGCACCACGCGGACCATCCAATCCACCCACGCCTGACCGCTCGGCAGTTCGTCCGCAAGCGAGTACGTGCGGGCGTTCTCATAGGGCGGCGAGGTCACGAGCAAATCCACGGAGTCGTTCGGCAGCGCGTCGAGGAACGCAATCGCGTCACTCTGAACGCACGCCCACGCCGCCCGGTTCTCAAATACGTCCGCTACGGTGCTCACAGCGCCCCCATCAACTCGCCCAAGTCCACTTCGCCCCGCGTGCGGCCGCGCGCGTTCGCGAGCGCCGGGTCGCGTTCGGAAATCGCCCGATTTCGCCCCATCACGTCGCCCCCTCCGCTCGAACGCGGGCCGCTACCCGCTTGTGCGCGGGCCACGCCTTCTGAACCCCCACCAGACAGAACCGGCCGCGCTCCAACTTGTGCCCGTGAGCCACACAGAACACCAGCCGCAGGCCGTCCGCTTCGGCCCACCAGTACGGCGAGTCGTCGCTGAGGAGTTGCACCGTCGCGCCCTTGAGCGCCATGCACAGGGCGAAGCGGTCGAGGTGCCCGCCCATTTCCGCGTACTGCGCGAGCGCCTTCGGTGTGGCCGTGACGAACCCGGCCGTCATCGTGTCGCCGCCCCTCATGCCACCACCGCCTTTCGCTTCCGGTACTCTCGGTTCATCGCCGCCCCCTTGCACTTCCGCGAGCAGTACACCTTTGCCGCGGAGCGCCCCTTGCCGCTCCGGACCACTTCGGCCCCGCACACCGGGCACCCGGCCGCGTGGTACGCCTTCGCCACCGACGCCCCGCCGCACCGCGGGGAGCAGAACTTCGCATACCGGCGCTGGATCGGGTAGAACTCGGCCGAGCACCCGCGACACGTTCGCGCCCCGATGAGCGGCTTGCCGCGGTCGGGCACGCACTCGCGGCAGTACACCCGCCGCCCCCGAGAGCCGTCGAACCCCGCCCCGCACTGCTGGCACTCGTACCGCGGCTTCGGCTTCGTCTCGTACACCCGCTCGCGCTTCGCCGGGGCGAACTTGACAAAAAACCAATCGGGGTTGCCGCGCCCGAACCGAAAGCCCACATTCTCCCGCTTGTGCCACACGCCCCGCTGTTCCTCTTCCTCCAGCCCCAAGTCAGCAAACGTGCCGAGCCGTTCGCACCCCATCGCCTCGGCGATGTCCGGGTCCGGTTGCCAGTACTCCCACGCCGGGTCAAACTGTTCGCCCACGACTACTCCCCCGTCGCGTGTCGCATGTTTCGCGTCTCGCCGCCCAACCGCTTCACCGCACGGCTCCACACGTAGCGCGTGCGCACCGCCGAACAGCCCAACTCGCTCGCCGCCTCCGGGTGCGTCATCTCGCGCAGCCCGACCGCCTCCACCACCGCCCGCTCCGCGCCGTTCAGCTTCGCCAGCAGCCCCGCCACCCGTCGCGGCGCGTCCCGGCGCTCGCACTCCGTGACCGGGCAGAACCGCTCGCACGGCACCCGGTCGATGTGCACCGGCTCCACCGACACGCGCCGCTTGCTCGCCCGCGTCCACTCGCTCACGAGGTGCTTCAGGTGCCCGAGCGCGAACGTCTCTAACTTCGCCGGACCCGGTCGGTAGTTGCCCGCGATCCGCACGGAGAGGAGGGCCGCTTGACTCGTCAGGTCGTCGCGGTGCCGCCGCAGGTGCGGGTTCCGCGTCAGCACGTACTCGACGTGCCGCTGCGCCACGGACCACACCGTCACCGCCGTTGCCCGCTGCTCGTCGGTCAGTCGTTCCATCGCTTACCCCCGGCACCGCTGCCGCTCGCGCTCTCGGCGTCCACCGCCATTACCGACACCACTTCCACCACCACCACCCGCTCGGCGTTCGATGCGGCGAACCGTTCGCCCACCGTGCCGGCGTGCAAATCCCCGATGCGCCGCTCCAACTCCTCGCGGCGCGCCCGTTCCGCGTCCAAGTCGCCCCACGCCTTCAGGCAGTTCGCCCGCCACCGCATCGCCACGCCGTACATGCCCCACGCGCACGCGAACAAAATCCAGAAGCACACCGCCTCGCTGCTCATGCGTCGCCCTCCGGGTCCACGTCCCTCGTTCCGTCCTTCGGCCACCAACTCGGAAGCCGCTGCATCTGCTCCGCAATCGTCCGCTCCACCTCTTCCGCCGTCGGCTCGCGGTCGCGGTACTGCTGCCGCTTCTTCGCCGCCCGCGGGGTGCCGGTGCCGAACTGGGCCACCGCCACCGGGTCGCGCACGCAGTCCGCGCACAGCCCGAATCGGTACACGAGCCGCCGCTTGCAGTTCGGACACAGCGCCACGGGATGCCCCCTAATGCAAAGCAGTGCGCGTACCCCTCCCGTCCGCCTCCCCTCACTCCCTCCGCTCTGGGTTGCTTTGGATTCCCCGGTTGCCCGTGGTCCGCTGCTCGTCTCGGCTACCCCGCCCGTTCAAAACGTGAACGGGCGTGCGTGCTTCAACCCGTCGCGTCGGTCGTTTCGGTTCGTGGCACCCCTGCCCGGCGCGGTTTCCGCTTGCTCGCCGTGGCGAGACTTCCCGACCCCGTGGAACTGCCCCACCGAGGTACGCGCCGGCCCGCACTCACGGGCACGTCTCTCTTGTTGCTCCGGTGCCGAGTGCGTGGCACCAGTGCCGACGTTCGCGGGTTGCAACGCTCCCCGCTAGGAACACGCCACCGGCTTGCACGGTGGGGCCGCTCGTCGTGTTCACCGAACCAGACCCGGCTCACCGATGCCGGGCGTCACGTTCGCCACCATCCGCTCGAGGTACTTCACTCGCTCCCGCATCGCGTCCAGTTCGCGGAGCGCCTTGAGTGCCACGCCCTTCGCCGAATCAGCCGCCTCCCGAGTCACCCCGAACACGCCGCCGAAGTACCGCGCGAACGTCTGACCCATCAGTGTGCCGCCCCCGTTCAGCGCGGACACGATCAGCAGTTGCCCCAAGCACGTCATCGCCTCTTTCGCCCGCTCCACCTCTTCGCGGGCCGCGTCCACGTCGCCGCCGTGCCGCTCCGCGTCGTGCAACCGCTCGTAGGCGTCCGCGAGTTGGTCCCACGGCGTCAGGCGGTCTTGTACGGGCACCCCACCGACGCTTCGTGTACCCGCTGGTGCGCGTCCACCGTCTGCGGGAAGCTCTTCGCCGAGTTCGGGCAGAACAGCGGGTCCGCAAGTCGCTCCCTCGTCTCCGGGTCCGTCGCATCCTTCCCACACACCCGGCACGTCATCGGGCGTATGTCGCCCTCCGGGTCGGCGGGTTCGCGGACGGCGTTCGCGTGGACGTGCTCCACAATCTCCCCGCGGCGAGACTTGCACACCGCCGCGTACCACGCGGGGAGAGCCGCTATCACGTCCTTCATCTGCCACCCGTCGAGGGCGCGGAACGCGATCCCGTCGCCCGCCGGGTCGATGGCGAAGTGGTATCGCGCCGCGCGAGCCACGAGCCACGCGACCGGCACCGTTGCCGGGTCCGCGTCGCCCGGCTGCGGGTCGTCGCACACGTCCGCGGGCACCAGCCCCGCCGAGCGCCATTCCGCCATCTGCTCGCCGGTCGGTTCGCCCCACACGTCCACCAGCCCCGGCGCGAACTTCAGCACCGCGGCGCTCGCCGCCCGCACCGTCTCGTTCGGGGTCCGCGGGTCGTAAGCCATGCGCACCTTGCCGCCGCGCCGGTACGGGTGAACGCCGGCGCGCTTCGCCAACCGCTGAAACTCGTCACGCGCCGCCATTGCCAGCCCTCCGTTGCCGGTCCTTCTGAACCAACTCGATCCAGTTCCCCGGCAGGTCGCCGGATGGCCGTGCCTTCACCAGTCGCCGCAGATACATCGCGTCGTGCCAGTTCAGGCGGTTCGCGTCGATCTGCTCACGAGCAACGCCCTTGCCGAGCAAGAACCCGTAATTGCTGCGCCCCACCATGCGGAGCTTCCGCTTCTCGATCTCGTGGTGCAGCGCGCCGGCGGTCATGGCCTCCGCGCGCTCGGCATCAATCCTGAACTGGTGAGCCTGTTGAACCATCTGCGACGACGGGCGCGCGGCCCGGTCCTGCGGCGGCTTGGCACCGGTGCCGCCCGCGCCGTACAGGTTCACGTCCTTCACCGTGAAGTCGGTGCGCGGGGGCGGGCCGCCGCTCGTGCGAAGCGCCTCGTTGAGCGCGAACAGCGAATCGAGTTCGCCGATCTGTTCGCGGATGGCCCGCTTGTCGTCTTGGTCGCGGTCCTTGAACTGCTTGCGGACGTACTCGGCTTTGCGCGGATCGCCGTCCGTGAGCAGCACGTCGAGCGCGCTGGCGAGCTTGAACTTCGTGTTGTTCACGAAGTCCATGATGAGGCAATCGCGCTTCGCGCTCTTGGCGAGCGACGCCCGCCGCTCGGCCGGCGCGTTCAACCCCGCGATGCTCTCGGCGATGGGGCGCAAGCCGCGCCCGAGCATCTGCTCGTACAGGCCGCGGGATTGCGTCGGGCGGGCCATCACCACGAGGGACACGTCGGGAACGTCGAACCCCTCTTGGAACACTTGGCAACCGGTCATGATCTGGAATTCGCCGTCCTCGAACGCCCGCACGCGGTTGCGCCGCTCCTTCTTGGGCACCTTGCCGTGAACGAACGTCGCCATGCCGGGCTTGAGCGCGTTCAGAGCCGCCGCGACCGCTTCCGACGCCTCAATACCGGGCAGGAACACGATCCCCTTGCGCCCCTCGCCCCGCTCGATGATGGGGTGCGCGATGCTCTCGATGCAGTCGGGCGATTCCATCGAGGCGCGGAGCGAACTGTCGGTGATGTCGCGCCCGTGCTTGGTGCCGCCCACCTTCCACTTGGTCGTGTCCGCTCGCATCTCGACTTGCACGCCGCGCACGTCCACCAGCCAACCGAGGTCGATGGCGTCGAGGATGGGCAACTGGTACGCGAACCCGTCGAACATCGAGCCGAGGTTCTTCTTGTCCGCGCGGTACGGCGTGGCGGTCAGCCCGAGCAGCCGCATGTCCGGGTTGAACTCGGACAGCTTCGCGTAGATGCCCTCGTAGGTGCGGCAGCGGGCGCGGTGCGCTTCGTCAATGCACAGCAGCCCGAACCGCAGTTCGGGGTCCATGTACTTCTCGATGCGCGTGGCGAACGTCTGCATCGAGGACACGAACACCTTGTCGAACGTGAACCACGAGTTCGGCGGGAACTCGCCCCCGAACAACTTGCGGCGCTCGCGCATCGACGGGATGTAGTGCCCGCCGCGGTACTCGTCGGCCTTCTCCACCCGCGGCCACAGCCCCATGCGGAGCATCGCCCGGCACGTCTGCCGCACCAGTTCGTCCGTGTGGGCGAGGAACAAACACCGCCCGTCAAACCGGTCGAACACCACGCCGGCGGTCAGCGTCTTGCCGCACCCGGTCGCCAGTTGGATGATGGCGCGGCGCAGCGCTCCGTTGAGGAACGAGTTCGCGGCCTCGTCTTGGTAGTTGCGCGGAACCGGCTTCGAGAACAGCGTGGGAGAGAGGATCACAGTTCACCCCCCGCGAGTTGCTCGAAGCGGGCGCGGGTGTGCTTCCACTTGGCTTTCAGCCCGCCGTGGTGCCCCTTGTCAACGATGCCGTAGCCGTCGCAGAACTTGCACGTCGCTGCGTCTTCGGTGGCACCGGTGCCGCAGCACACCGGGCAGACGTGCTCGGGGACGTTCCGGTCGAGCGTGTCCACGAGTTCGGTGAGGTGCGCGTCGAATGAACCGAAGTCGATGCGGTTCGCCATGACGTGTTCGCGGTCGGGCAGCGCCTTCCGCATCTCGGTGCGCACCGCGCGAATGCGGGCGATCCAGTTGCGGAACTGCTCGGCAAATGCCGCCGCTTCCGCCGCGTTGGGCATGAACCGCTGGTCCGGTGCCGGGTCTTCCGGGTCGCGGTCGCCGTTCTGCTCCTCGTGGGCTTGCGCGACCGCCTCTTTCGCCAGCGCCTGCTTCGCGGCCTTCTTCGGGTCCGCCGCCTTCGCCACCTTCTTGCGCTCCTTCGGCGCGAGCTTCGCCACCTTCGCGGCGGTCCTGACCGGGAGTGCCCCGGAATCCATCGCCTCAACCAGTTCCGGCGCTTCGTCAACGACGATCTTGGCGCGCTCGTAGGTCTTGCCGCTGATGCCGAGCGCTTCACCAACCTTGTCGCGGGTGTCGCCCTTCTTGGCAGCGGAACCTTCCGGACCCGGGTCCGGAAGGTCTGATTTTGCCCCGGATTTCTGGCGTTTTTCGGCTTCAGCCCGTTCAACGGCCTCCAAAGCCCGCCCGAGTTCGACGTACTCGGAAGGGGTCATTTCCTTCCGGCAGCGGTTCTCGTCGCGCTCCGCTTTGATGGCGGCAACGGCGTCCGTCAGCGACTCGAACACGAGCGCCGGAACCTGCGTCCAGCCGAGCAACTTCGCCGCGGTCATCCGACGCTCGCCGAACACAAGCGTCTTGTCCGGGGTGATGCCCACCGGCTGAAGCATGCCGAGTTCGCGGAGCGAGGACGCGAGCGTATCAAGGTCGCCCATGTCCTTGCGGTGCCGAGTGCCGGTCTTGATGTCCGCGATGCACACGATGTCGGTCTTCACGCGCGCTCCTCGAACATGGTGACGATGGGGTTCGGGTGGCCGGGCTTGATGTGATCCGCGGGTTGCCAGTCCAGCCCGCCGTGAATGCCGAGCATCGCCGCGAACGACGCCAAGCCGCGGCGCGCCACCGGGCGCGAACTGGCGTCGAGCGTGCCCGCCTCCGAATCCGCCTTGCCGTAGTGCCACCACTCGCCCGTCTCGTCGGACGGCACGATGTACGCGACCGCGCCGCCCACCGGTGCCACCCATGCGTGCTTGGCGCACATCAGCACCCCGAGCGCCGGGTCACTGATGAACCCGTGCTCGTTCAAAACCCGGTCTTCCATCTCTCCCCCTCGTGCGTGTCTCGTATGATAACGGCGGAAGTTACTTCCAGCAACTCCAAAATCCTTAAAGGTTCTTCCCGGTTCAGCGAGTTACTATTAGATGCTCGCGGTAGACTACTTGTGTTGAAGCGGTTGCTAGGAGTGTCACAATGAACGTCATGGCAACACCCAATCGCAAAAAGCCGAAGCCCAAGACGCAAGCGCCGCGGAAGCTCGTCGGTCTGCCCGAGGACTTCGGCGTCGCGTGCGAGAAGCACGCCGAAGAACGGTTGATGACGCTCACCGAGTTGGTGCGTCAGGTGATGGTCCGCTACGCCGTGTCGGAAGGCTTCTGGCCCCCGAAGAAGCCCGCTCCTTAACTTGGCAGCGGGCTGGGGAACTCACTTCGGCAAGCGCTCGAGGCAGTCGGTGCAAGCGGCGCGGAGTGCGCTCACGTCCTCGGCGCTGAACAGCCCGTTGGCGATGTCGTGGCGGCACGCCTCGCCGATGCGGTCCACGTCGGCCCGCGATTTGGCCTGTGCGTACTCTTGGGTGCGCTTCGCCCGGAGTGGCATGTTGTCGCGCGGCGCGTACTTGGCTTGCTTCTGCTGCGGCACCGCTGCCGGTTTCGCCGGAGCGCGTTCCTGCTCGTGGCTCGGCGTGTCGTCGGGGTCGTCGCCCGTCTCCGTGCAGAACGATTGGCGCAACACGTACTTCATCGCGCCCGTCATGGCCTTGTTGAACGCCTTGTCGCCGCTGTCCTGCCCCTCGCCGATGGCCTGCGCCGTCGCCTTGTCGCCGCTGCTGTGCATGAACTCGAAGGTGGCGAGCACGACGGCGCGGTAGGCGGCCTTGCCGTTCCGCTCGAACACCTCGTTCGTGAGCACCTCGTACTGCACCGGCCGAATGGTCACGCCGTGCAGTTCGAGCAGCGGGCGCAGGGCCGCAATGAAGTCCGTTTCGCGGGCGTAGCTGTACCCGTTGCGGTTGTTGCCGAACCCGGCCATCTGCCCGGTCTTCTGGACGTACCGCGCGCCGTCCGCGTAGATGCGGGCGAGCGCTTCGGCGAGCGTCTTGGCGGGCGCGAGGATCGTGCCCTCCTTCACCTTCTTCGCGGCCTCTGCCGCGTTGTCTTTGGTCACTTCAATCACTTCTTGGCCCCCTTGATGAGCTTCCACGCTTCAATGTCCGCGGCGGCGGTGCAGTCGAACCGCCGCACCGTGCCGAGTTCCGCGTCGATCAGCACCCACCGCCGGCCGTCGCCGCGGTCGTGCCCGAGCATCAGGTCAAAGCGCCCGCATTTGCTGCGGAGGAACGTGTCCGACACGATTTCCCACTTCACGCGGCACCGCCTTTTGCTTTGGCGATGGCGTCGCGCACCACGTCGCCCGGAACGTCGAACATGCCTTGAGCGCCGCGGTACGGGATCGGCTCCGCGAACGGCATGAACTTCGTGCAGTACCACGCGAACCGGCCGGGCGAGTAGTCGCCGAATGGCTGCTCGCTGATGGGAAACTGCCACCCGTTCAACATCCCCACCCAGCGGACTTCTGCCGGGTCGGCAGTGAAGTGGATGCTGCGAGTCTCGATGCAGTGGTCCAACTGCACGCAGCCCACGATGGCCCCGAAGGGCAATCCCCATCCGCCGCGCGCCGCCTCTTCGGTCGCGGTGAAGGACACGCCGATTGCTTCGAGCGCCTTGCGGAACGGGGGCGAAACCGCGTATTCGGCCAGTTCGGTGTTCCACTTCTTGGCCGCGTGGACGAGCAGCGGGCCGTGGTAGTTCGTCGGCCACGAGCGCGTTTCGCACCGCTTCTTGCCGTGAACGAGCAGTGAGGCCCACGGCTGCCACAAGCTGACGCACTTCACGCCGCACCGCCGATCACCGTCGCCTCGGCGAGCCGGCTCTCCATCGCGTCGCGGAACGCCTTGTTGAACACGGTCGCGGTGGCGTCGCGGGCGAGCATGTCGAGCATGCCGGGGCACCCGGCGACGGTGGCCGCGTCGATGGCGGTAGCGAGGTGCCGCAGCACGGTCGCCACGCTCTCGGCGCTCGCGCGGGTCACGGCGTCGCGGGCGTCGTCGGCGATGCGCAGCGCGGTGTCCGCAGCCGCGTCCATCGCTTTTCCCATGCGGACGAGTCGCTCATTCGCACTGTCGGTCATGTGAATCCCCTGTTGTGTGTGAAAGGGCGGGGCGCACGTGCGCCCCGCGGTGCCGTCCGGTCAGCCCTGCGCGGGCGGCTCCTCGGCCGGGATCATCGCGTACACGTTCACCACGTCGCCGACCGTGCGTTGCGCGAACTTCGCGCCGCGCTTCTTCAGGAAGGTCAACCGCCCGGCGGTGCCCTTCTTCGCTTCCTCTTTGGTGAGGCTGTCAACCTGCACCCACTGCCCCGGCGCGGACTTGAGCAGTTGGAGCGCGAACAGACGCTTCGGCGACGCGGCACGCCCGGTTTTCGGGTTCCGTGGCGGCAGTTCGCCCACGACCTTCGGAACGAAATCGCTCATCTCATCCCCCTGTTGTGCCCGGCACCGATGCCGGGAGCGGTTCGCCGGGAGTCGAACCCGGAGCACAGACACGCCCTCACAGCGCCCGTGCCGCACCACTGCCGAACCCAATCGCCCCGGACACGCACCGGGGCCGTTGCGACCGCATCACGCGCCGGTTGTTGGGCACGCTGCGGCTGTGGCGTTCTTTCGGCCGAATGAAGTAAGCCGGGCAACGTGCCACCACACCCACACCAGTGCGCCGCCCATTGGCGCTTCGCCGAACCGCTCACGGAGGCAAACGGTCAGGCTGTTCCGGTGCCGAACTTGGTCACTTGGCGAGGGCCGCCAGCACCGCCGCACCCGCCGCCACTTCCTCCCGCGCGATCGACACTTCGGGCGGGGCTTCGATCTTGAGCCGCACCTTGTTCCCGTCGATGGCCCCGACGGTCACGACCGCCACCACGCCACCGATTTCGAGCGTGAACCGCTCGTTCTTCCGCCGCGAAATCACAAGCATCGGTATCCCTCCGAAGGGGCGGCAGCGCTGCCGCCCGGTGAATGGTCAGACCAAACCCGCCCGCACCCACTGCGCCAAACTGATGGCGTGTTTACAGGGCTTGCCCCACCGCAACGCGCCGCGGCACTCGCACGCCCACACCTCGCCGCCGGTGGAGCAGGACACGCGGTAGGAGCGGGCCTCGCGGTCGCCGCTGTCGTCGCGGAGCTTGGTGAGTTCGACGGTGACACCGGCCTCGGGACCGTCCGCGAGCGCGACGCGGTACAGCACCGCCTTCTGTCGCGTGTCGAAGATCGTGGCGAACCCGCGCACCGGCCCGAAGGCGTCGTTGCGGACGAACTCGCACAGGGGCTTGCCGGTGTCCGGGTTGGCGAACGCGATCACGTCGCCCGCGAGGTCGTACTCGGTGGCAGTCATGCCGCCACCCGGCCCGCGAGGGCGCGTTCGACTTCGGCGAGCAGTTCGCGCCGCATCTCGTCGCGGGGCGTGTCATCGAACCAGTTGAGGAAGTGCCGTTCCGCAGCCGGTGCGCCCATGCGGACGCTGCACTCGTGACACGCTTTGGCGAAGAACTCCTCCACCGTGCCCACCGTCGCCACCATGAAGCCGCCGTTCTCGACGGCCCCGCAGTAGCCCAGCGCACAAGCGGCCTCGCACGGCCAGTCTTGAACGCACATGAGCGGCGGCGGCGTGGTCGTGCTGCCTTGCGTCAACCGCACGTCGTCGGTGCGGAGCGCTTCGGCGAGCGCGAGCAGTTGGCCCCGGCCGAACTGCGGCGCGATGCCGTCGCGCCAAACCTGCTGCCATGTGAAACTCGTGTCGCTCATCTCTCGGTCCCCTGTTGTGCGTTGTTGCGGTTCACCTGCTCGCGGTCGCGTCGTCGCCGAACTCCTTGCGGTGGGCCTTGTCGATGCCCGGTTCCGCGTACTCCTCGAACACCTGCTGAATCGTCTTGCGCTTGCGGCTCGCCAGTTCGCGGAGCTTCTGGTGCGCCCGCTCGCTGACCACGATCTGCTTCTTGCCCTCCGTCTTCACGTCCACCGGTGTTCCCCCTGCACTCGTGTTTCCGTCCACCGACACGGAGAATGTACCCGTATACCAGAACACGAGCAAGGGTAAAATCTGAATATTTGAAAGCCGCTTGCGTAGTACAGTGGCGGGGGAACTGCTAAACCAACGGTGTTTCGGGACATGCGACGCGACAGGGGGCAGGTGCGGTCGAACCGCGGGCGCAACGGCCTGCCGTTCGACGGGTGGCGCGTGCTGAAGCCGATCCCCGACACGAAGGGCTATCCGGCTTACAGGCTCGCGCGGCCGAGCAAGACGCAGCAGCGGTTGTGCGCTCACCAGTTGGTTCTGTTGGCGTTCGTGGGGCCGCGTCCGGCGGGCATGGTGGGGCGTCACGTGTTGAACAACGATCCGAACGACAACCGCCTCGACAACCTCGCTTACGGCACTCAGGGGCAGAACGCCCGCGACAAGGAGCAGCACGGCACAGCGCAGAAGGGGGCGAAGCACCCCCGCGCCAAGTTGACCGAGGAACTCGTGCGAGAGATTCGGGCGCGTGTTGCCGCTGGCGGCGAGTGCATGAAAGACGTGATTCGGAGCGTGCGTGCGGCGACCGGCTTTAGCCGAGATGTCGTGTACAAAGCCCTCACCCGGCGCACGTGGCAACACGTCGAGTAATCGGCGGGCGTGGTGTCACTCTTGAGCGGCATTGGTGCCGGTCAGCCGGATCGCGTTCCGCAGGTCGGCGAACGCGGCCTCGCGGGTGTAATAGACCATAGCCCCTTTGATGTGCCGCCACAGCCGCGCGCCGAGCGTGTCGCGGTCGGTGTGCCACTCTTCCGCGTCGGCGCGAAACCAAATCCAGAACGGACCACGCGCACCACACATGCGGTACGGCTCGTACCGGCTCACCGCGGCGTCGAGTTGCTGCTCGGTCACGTCCGCCCCTCCTTCGCCCACGCTTCCAGCACCGCAGCCCGCACCACGTCGGCCGCGGCGGTGGCGAGCGCGGAGAGGGCTTCGCCTTCCGTCTCGAACTGCGCGCGGCGGTTGCTCGGAGAGCGGTAGCGCTCGGGAATGGCGAGCATCAGCGGTCGCGGAATCAGGCACGACTCGGGAACGCCGTCCACGGGCTGTTCTCGGTCGGCATTTACCCACCACCACTGCCTAGATTCGTAATGAGAGCCGGCCCACGGCTCCCGGTCGCCAATCACGAACTCCGTGACCGGGTGCGTGCCGGCGACGGCGAGTGCCCACGGCTCCCGGTCGCCAATCACGAACTCCGTGACCGGGTGCGTGCCGGCGACGGCGAGTGCCCACGGGGTGACGCGCCACTCGGTGCGTGTGCTGTCGGTGCCAGTGCCGCGACAGTGTACGCATTGAGGGTGTGCGCCGGTTTCGGGGTCGTCGCCCGGCGCAGTCTCGCCACACTCGGGGCAATCCACCGCCACCCGCTCGAACACCCACGCCAACCCCGGCACCTCGACGCGCTCCACGAACCCGCGGCGGAAGTGCGGGGTGCAGCCTTCGCGCTGCGTGGCGTCGCCGGTGCCGTGGCAGTGCCCGCACTGGGAGTACGCGACAGCATCCTCCCAACCGCCCTTGCATTCGCACTGCGGGCACGGCACCCGCGCCCACTCGCGGCGGCGGTCGGCGGTGAGCAACACGGTTTCGCGGCTCAGGCAGTGGTGTTGGCGGTCGTGAAACTCCGAAGCTACCCAATCACACCTAGCGCACCGCACATCGCCGCGAGGGGGCTTGCACTCCGGGTGGTGTTTCGCAGGGCATTTCGGCAACCGCGTCAACTCGCACTGCACGCGAATTAACTCCGCGCGCTTTGCGTAGTTGTTCGATACGTGCTGCGGGCACTCCTGCCCCTTGCGCACGCAGACTTCGCACGGCACCATCTGCTCGTGCTCGTCCAGCCAATCCGCGTACACCAGCCGGGGCGTGTCGTCGGCGGGGTTGGCGATGATGCCGCGCAGCAGGGCGCGTTCGGTGGTGTCGGTCACGCTCACATATCCCCTTTCATCAGTGCAGCCCGCCGCGATTCGGGCAGGCGCAGGAACGCTTTCGCGGCGGCGTTCTCGGCAGCTTGGCGGGTGGGGTAACACATCCAGTAGTGGAAGTCGCCAGTCTCGTTGCTTGCGTCAAACCAATCCTCAATGAGGTAACAGTGGTCCGGCCAAGCGTGTTCGGGGTTGTCGCGGAACCAAAGCCACGATCCTCCGTCTCGCCCATCAAACATCGGCGCGAACCAGCACACCCCCAGCGCCACATACCCATCGCCCCTCGCATCCCCGCACGCGGTCAACCACTCGCCGAGCAGCCGCCGCGCGCCGTGGTCGTCCGGATGAGCGTCAAGGTGCTGCTGCGCGACCGCTTCCACGGCGGCGCGGGCGTCCTCGAACGTCACGCCCTCTTGAGCAAAGTCGAGCGCCACGCACACCGGCATGGGGTCCACGTCGGCGAGCATGTGCGACCACGTCTCGACGGCGCGGGTGGTGGTTGCGGTCATCATCACTCCCACTGCCCGAACAGCTTCGACACCGCCCCGTCGCGGAACTCGGCGTACAGCAGCACGCCCGCCGCGAGCGGAACCAGAACCGGCGACAAGCATATTAGCGCAGCGAACACGTCAGTTGCTCCGTTTGCGCTGCCGAAGTGCGACCGGCAGCAGCGCGAGAAAGGTGACCCACAGACCCAGATACACGACCACGGCGAACCCTCGGGAACGGTCAGTAGGGGATTTCGTCCGTCACCGGCACCGCTGCCGGCCCTTGCCGCAGGGCTTCCGCGTTGGCTTCGAGGTACTCCGCGAACCGCTTGCTGCGCATCGCCAACTCCGCTTCCGTCTCGCGCACGCCCGCGGCGTAACCCGCGTACAGTTCCGCAACCTCGGCGTCGGTGAGGTCTTCCTCGATGCCGTCGAACACGTCCACGCGGGGCCGCAGCATCAGCCCCACGACGTAGCCGATCTCGTGCAGGTCGGAGAGCGTGAGTGCCTCGCCCGTCTCAATGTCCGTCGCCATGTTCGGCCCCCGGTGGTGCGTTCGTCTCAGTAGTGATATAGTAGCGTTCCACTACATTGAATGTCAATGCTATTCGGTAGGAATTCGGTAGGATTTTTCTACCGGCTGAGATATGCTGTAAATCGGAGGTGCTAAATGCGGGCGATGAACTTCAAGTTGGACGACACGGCGAGCGCTCTGTTTGACGCAATGCGTGCGCGGGCGGCGGAGGTCTTGGGGTTTGAACCGAGTCAGTCGCAACTTGTGGGGCTTGCTCTTAAAGCACTGAGCGAGAAGTACGACGCCGAGGAAGCCTCGCGCGAAAAGGGCAAGGCAAAGAAGTGACCGGCAGCACTGCCGCTAACGCACACCGCCCCGGCTGATACCGGGGCGGTGTCGTTTCCCGAAGGAATGTCACACCAGTTTGAGAATCGCCATCACGATTTGCAGCAGCTTCTCGAACCCCCCGTCCGTCAGCCAGTCGAGGAACGGCCGGTCGGATTCGCCCACGGCCTCCTCGAACGCCGCCGCAGCCGCTTCCGCGGGCGCGCCCTGCTCCACCGCCTTCGCCACGATCCGCGCCTTGAACCGCTCGCGGATGCGCGAGCCGGGACGCCACTGAACGGCCATTACTCGCCCCCTCGTGTCAGCGCCACGTCAACCGTGGCGCTCAGGATGACCGCGGCCCCCTCGCGCCGCGGCCGGAACTCGTACCGCACCGGTCGGCCCCGCTGCACGCCGTCGCAGTCGGTGGCGAACTCGATCACCACCACGCGCCCCCGGTCCCACCACCACACGCCCGCGTACCGCTGCCGCGCCTCGCCGTGCAGCGCCACATACGCCCCGTCCGCGCTCAGGCACAGCACGCCCGGCACGCCGCCCCACCGGTACTGCCACGCCCCCACGAGGTCGGACGCCCCGAGCGGCTTCGCGGGCGGCACCGGTGCCGCCGTCGCACTCAGCCACAGCAGCGCGTCCGCCAACAGGTGCAGGGCACAGGTGCGCATCACGAACCCCCGAACCGCCGCCCGTCGAGTCGGTCGATCAGCACGACGGGCCACTCGAACACCAAGAACCCCAGCGCGAACGCGCCGAACCAGCCCGCGCGGCGCACGAGCGAGCCGAACATGCACACGCAGCCGAGCAGGTACACCGCGAGCAAGACACACAGGAACGTGTTCATCTCACCCTCCCCGCGACCGTGATTCACCACCGCCGGAACAGCCCGCGGCGCTCCACTGGCGCGGCACACGAACCGCCCGCACACGACGACACCGGCCCCGCGTAGGTCGCCTTCGGCAGCGGGCAGTTACCGTTCGGGCAGTCCGTACCGCTCACCGTCTTCACCGCGGGCGGCTGCTTCACCGGCACCGCGTCGCCCACCGAGGAGGGCGCGACCGGCAGCGCTGCCGCCTTCTCGCCCCGGATCGCCCGCGCCACGAACGCCGCGAAGTGCCGGGGGGCGCGAGCGTACTCGCCCTTGTCGCCGTACCGACCGACGTGAACGGCCACGAGTTGCCCGCGCACGAACACCCCGCCGCCGCTGTCGCCGCTCGTGCTGTCGTAATCGAGCAGCCACGTTTCCACTTGCCGCGTGGAACCGGGACGGCCGAGTTTGATGGATTCGACCACCTTGCCCTTCGTCCACACCGACGAGCCGCCGACGAGCAGCACTTCGTCGCCCCGTTTCACGTCGTCGGACACCGCGACCACGCACGGCAGTTCCTTCGCCACTTCGACCGCGGCCCAATCCGCTTCGCGGTCGGTCAGCAGCACCTTCGCCGCAAGGGGCTTGCCGCCCGCCCGCACCTCGACCGCTCCGGGGTGGTCGATCACGTGCGCCGCGGTCACGACGATGGATCGCCCCGGTTCCGCGAACACCACCGTACCCGAGCCGCCCGCGTCGCCGCACCACACTCGCACGCTCGCGTCGCGCAGCACGTCGAGTTCGGTGCGCAGCACCGGCACCGTGTCGCCCACGTCACTGGACCTAAATGCCTTAACCACTTGGGCGCGCGCGGGCACGTACACGTCGAACCGGCGGTTATCCTGCGGCGTTTCCTTCGCCCACATCGCACGGCACTCTTTGAGACTGCGAATCTCGTGCTTGAAGTAGTTGGCGAGGATGTGCGGCGCGTCCGGTTCCGCGCCGCCCGCCCGATACGCCGCGTCGCGCTCCGCGCCTTCCAGCGAGGTAAAGTTCCAGCCCCCGCCCTTCCGCTTCTCGACCTTGCACGCGCCGGTGTAGGCGTACCAGCGCAAGAACTCGTGGTGCGATTCGCCCTCGCACCCCTCGGGGAACCACTTGCAGTCGGCCGGGTCGAACCGCTCGCCGTTCAGGTACACCGGTTCCGTGCGGTCGTTCAGGATGATCTTGATGGACGGCTTCACGTTCGGCGGCAGGTCGGTGCCCTTTGTCCGCTCGACCGCCGCGCCCACGTCCGCGAACGTGCTCACGTACAGCGCCCACGGCGACAACACCTCTTCCGGCTCGGTGCGCGCGTCGATCACGCTCCCCGCCACGACGGTGTAAACCGTGCTCGCCGGGGCTTTGGCGCGCCACTTGTCCATCTCGGCGCGGCTCATCGTCGTCATCTGCGCTTCGGGCAGTTTCGCCGGAAGTCGGTAGTTGCGGACGGGCGGGGATTCGCCCGTCACGCTCTGTTTGCTGGGGATCACAGGCACCGACATCGGCACCGTGTCGCCCACGTCGGCCGCACGCACCGGCAGCGCTGCCGCCAGCACCGCGAGCAGGATCACACTTCGCATTCCGTTACCTCGTGAGGTTGAGAAGCCGTTCACTTACCAGCGGGGCGCTTATACCAGCCCTTTTCTAAGAACAGTTGCGCCACGTCGTCGGCGTGCAGGCAGTCGCACATGCAAGCGACGGGATCGTTGACGCTGGGGCCGAAGCCGGTCTGCACGTACCCGTTGCAGTAGTCGTTCCCCGGCACGGCGTCGCGCAAGCGGCCGACTGCCATAACTTGCCCTTGGTCGTAATCGAGCAGAACGATCTTGTCGCCGTTCTTGGCCTCGCGGCCGTTCCGATAGTGCATAACTTTCCCCTTTGGAGTTACTTCGCCACGGGCACTTGCCCGCCCTCGTCCACCACCACCCTCACCGCCCACATGCCCCCGATCTGCGAGCCGAACAGCGTTTCGGGGATCACACAGTTCCCGTTCGCGCCCCACTGCGCCGACCACGAGTTCCGCGTGCGAGCGCCCCACGCGCCGCCGCGCTCCGCGAGTCCGTACCCGCACAGCGCGTGCCCGCCCGGTCGCCCGCTCCCGCGCGCGGGGAGCCACCCGTCACCGTCCGGGCGGAAGTTCGAGTACCACATGATGCCTTCGATCACGAGGAACCCGCGTTGCAGGGCGCTCGCCACATGGTCGAACGTGGGGCACAACCACGCTTCGAGCACGCGGTAGCTTAGCGCCTCCGCGGTCGCGTTTGACGGCCGCAAGCGCCAGTTGAGGTACGGCACCGTGTCCACCGTACACACGCCCCGCGACATGCTCTCCCGCAACCCCTCTTCGAGCAGCGAGCCGCGGTCTACGCCGCCGTTGATCTTGCCGTAGAGGTGCCCGGCGCTCAGTTGCTTGTATTCCAACCCTTGCAGCGCCCGGCACGCTTCCAGTGCCGCACACGTCGCACTGGCGTTGCACATCCCGACGTTTTCTTGGTTGTGTACCGGCGGCAGGAATGCCTCCATGCTGCACGGTTGCCACTCCGACCGCGGCACCATTGGCGTCTTGTTCGGGTCGTCGCCGTACACCGGCCACAGGCCCGTGAGCGGCGCGTCGAGGTTGCCGAGGAGCCGCTCACAGCCCGTGTCGTCAATGAAGCTGTTCACGCGCACGCCTCCGTTGTTTCAGCGAATAGCCCCTTGTCCAACACCTTTCGCACGCGCTCGCGGGCAATCTCCGCGTAGGCGGGTTCCTTCTCGATGAGGATGCACCGCCGCCCTTCCAAAGCGGCAGCAATGCCGGTCGTGCCACTGCCCGCGAACGGGTCCAGAATCAACCCGCCCGGCGGAACGACCTTCACCAGTTCCCGCATCAGTTTCGTTGGCTTGCCGGTCATGTGGTGTTTATCGTCCTGAAGCACTGGCACCGTATACGAACCCGGCCACGGCCCCCCGCGAGGGTCTTCGACCGGCGGCACGTCGAGAGCGCCGTTCGTGCCCCATACGACGTATTCACACTGATGGCGGTAATAGCCCTTATGCGGCGCGCGCGCCGCCGCACCCTTGTCCCATGAAATCAGCCCGCGCCACTGCCACTCGCCTGCCTGAATCGCGTCCGTCGTTGTGGGCAGTTGTCGCCAATCGGTGAACAGCAAACAGTACCCGCTCGGCTTGGTCACGCGCCGCGCCTCTGAAAGCCACAGGCAGCACCAATACGCCCACGATCGCGCGTCACGGTTGTCGCCCGAAAAGGGAGCGTATTCGCGTTGCGTGCCTGTCTGCTGGTACTTGGTTGCAACGTTTTGTTGCCGGTCGCCGCGAGTGAACCCGCCCGACGAATACGGCGGGTCGGTGATCACCGCGTCTACGCACCCATCGGGCAGCGCACGCAACACGTCTAGGCAATCGCCCTCAACCACCGTCACCGGGTTTTCGTCGGTCGGGAGGTCGATCACTTCGCATACCCCCCGATGAGCTTCACGAGTTCCGCCGCCGTCTTCGGGCACGCCCCGCCGTACACCTTCGCGCCGTCCTTGCCCACGAGGTACAGTTGCGGCAGCGGCTTGCCCTTCGCGTCCTCAACCCACGGGCGCACGTCCGCGGGCGTGCTGCCGTCCTTGCTCACCACGTCCTTGTCCACCACCCGCCAGCGCAGATTCTTCGCCTTGAGGAACGCCGCGAGGTCTTTGTCACCCAACAGCGCCGCCCGGTTCGCTACCGCGTCCGACGTCTCCTCCACGATCACGAAGCCCCAGAGGTCGGCCTTCACCGGCAGCGGTGCCGGGTCCACGTCCGGGGGCGGCGGTTGCGGTCCCTTGCCCGCGGACACGTCCAGCGTGACGGTCACGATCTCCGCTTCGGCCTTCAGTCCAAGCGGCACAATCACGAGGTCGCACTTGCCCGTGCCCACGGCGCGCACGCCGTACACCGTGAGCGGACCCTTGTACGCCCGCGACTTCGCCCCGTCGGTGAACGTGTCCCGCACGCGGAGCGTCTCGCCCGCGGGCACCACCTCGGCGTCGATGCTCACCAGCCCCGCGGGATACGCGCGCACCACGCACGGCACGCTGCACCGCACGTCGTACACCTGCCCCGCGAGCAGCTTCACCGACGCGCCCGGCGGCGGTGCGGGCGGCACTGGTGCCGGTGGCGCGGTGGGGAGTTCGATGGGCGGCGCGGCAGCAATGCCGGTCGCCGCGAGCAGGAGCGCGAACAGAGTCAGTCGCACGCTACACCCCCTGAAAGAGTCCGCGGTCCAAAACCTTCGCCACCCGCTCGCGGCAAATCTTCGCGTAGGCGGGTTCCTTCTCGATGAGGATGCACTTTCGGCCTTCCAAGGCGGCAGCAATGCCGGTCGTGCCCGAACCCGCGAACGGATCGAGGATGAGATTGCACTCCGGGGGCAGGTGCTTGATGCACCACCGCATCACCTTCACCGGCTTCTGCGTCGGGTGAAACCTCTCCTCGTGCCCCTCTCGAATCATCCCGTTCCACCGGTGCTGAATGCGCCGCACCGCCTTGTTCAAGTTCGTCCAAGCGAGTTCACAATCGGCGAAGTCGCCGCTGTTCAACTTGTCCCACACAAGCCAACAGCGCGAGGGCGGCAGTTGAAAGTAGTTGCCGCCGAAGATGATTTGCCACCGCGATACGCGCCGCATCTCGGCAATCTGTTCGGGGCTGCAGGGCGCGTCGTCCCACGACAGATTCCCGTAGTCGGTCGCTTTCGCAACCTTGCTCCGGTTCTTGTTCTTGCCCGCCGCTTCGCCAATCCCATACGGCGGATCGGTGACAACCGCGTCTACGCACCCGTCCGGCAAGGATCGCAACACGTCTAGGCAATCGCCCTCGATCACTCGCACCGGGTCTTCGTCGGTCGGCATCTCGAACACGGTCAGCCCTCAACAGGTCGGTGCGGCATCATAGGGCGTTCACGGACTGCCGCCACCACCCGAACCCTTGAGCTTCGGCATTGGTACCGCTGCCGAGTGCTCCTCTTCGCCCTTCGACCGCACGGCGCGTTCGATGGCCTCAAGTTTCTGGCCGATGGCGTGCAGCGTCGCGCGGTCGGCTTCGCGCTCGCGGGAGTAGAACGTGCGGTCCTTCTCGCGCTGCTGCTCGTGGAACTTGCGGTCGGATTCGCGGCTGTCCTCGAACGTGCGAATCTGCGTTGCGGCCCGCTCCGCGCCCTCGCGCTTGTCCTCGTACAGCAGGAACCCGAAGCCGAAGCACACGAACAGCACGAGCAGTTTGTCCGTGGGAATCTTGGACAGCTTTTGAACCGCGTTCGCGGCACCGCTCACCGGCCCCGTGACGGGGATTTGGTCCGAGGGCGGGTCTTCGTACTTCGGTGCGGTCGGCGTCTTCGGGGGCATCACGCACCCCCTTCCGACTTCTTCAGCTTCAGCACTTCGAGTTCGTGCGCGCGCTGGTCGCGGCGGTCGTTGAACCACATCCGCAGCCACATCGACACGGCACTAATCACCGCGGCCACGACACCGGTGAGCGCCGCCCAATCGCCGTTATCCATGTTTCAGCCCCACAGGAGCGCGTAGCGCTGATCGTGCGTCAGAGCGAAGCAGCCGTGAAGGAAGTCTTGTACCGCGTCGGCCGCGGCTTCCTTCTGCGCGGGCGGAACCCGTTCCGGGCGGCGCACGCGCACGTTGACCGTGCCGCAGTCCGAGAGCGTGGCGACGACCGCGAGCCACTTGCGCCCGCACCGCAGCACGCACTCGAAACACCACCGGGCTACCACCCGGCGCGGTTGCCGCTCGCGGTTCCGACCACGATGCCGCTTCATGCCCCTCACATGGCGGGCGCGAGGGGAACCGGCAGCGCTGCCGGTAGGCCGGCGAGTTCGCGGCCGTAATCGATGCATTGGTCGGAAAGTGCGTCAAGAGCCTTTTGGGCACCGGAGTATTCCTCCGCGGGGCAAATCACGTCCGGCAACGCATCTTGAATGCCGGGGTACGCGCCCGCGTTGGCCCACCACAGTTCGGGGGCAGCAGTCCCCCGCAAGAATCTGTGCCAGTCAACCAACGAAACGCGCTCAATGGGGTGCGCGCTGAACAGCGCCTTCGCGTGCTCCATGAACGCCGCGAGGGGGAGGTGAATCTCGGACACGAAGCCGCGGGCATAGATCACCATGCCCCACAGGCGCGGCAGGTTGAACGTCCAATACGGCAAGCCCGTACCGTCATTCCGACCGTATCCCGCGATCTTCGCCGTGGGGATGCTTGCGCCGAGTTCGCCCCACAGGTTGTTGACGTGGAACCAGTTCGCTCGCGTGTCGCGGATGAACTCCGCTCGTTTCTCGTCGCCGTTCTCTTGCAACCAGTCTGCGTAGACCAATCGCGCCGTGTCGTCATCCGGCCGCAGCAGCACGCCCCGCAACAGCGCTTCGCCCTCGCTCATCGCTCGCCCCCTGAGTGACCGGCAGCAGTGCCGCTTGCATGTTAGCGCACTCTTCGCACCGGAACGCGAGTTCGTCCTGCATGTAGCCCAACAGCCACCACAGGAACCGGCGCGCCGCCCGCACCGCCTCGCGCTTGGTGCGCCACACGCCCAGACTGTCGCGGCGGAACCGGCACACCCCGCCGCGCCACCGCACCGCGGGCACCTCCACCGGCTCGCCTTGCACCCACACCCGCGCGCACCACCCGCCCCGCGACTGCGACCGCCGCGCCGCCCACGGCCACTTGTGCGACCGGTGCAAGTGTTTCGGCCAGTCGGACCCGTACCGCTCGAAGTACCACTTCGCCACCGCCCGCGCGCTGTCCCGCGGGTGCCGCGCCCGGCTGTCCGGCACCGGGTACACCCGCGTCCCGATCTTCACCTTGCCCGCCCACACGGTCCTGCCCTGTAGGTCCGTGCCGCGGTAGTAGACGTGCCGGTATCCGCTGCTGCGGTCGCCGTCGATGGGCGCGCGCAGCAGGTCCGGCGAAAGTGGGTCCGTAGTGGTGCGCACCTTGCCCCCGCGCAACGAGTTGCGTTAGAATGCAGGCGCGGGAGTTGTGGGGGCCGGGCGCGAGCGGGGGCTTAGCGCCCGGCCCCGTGTCGTTCTGCCCTCACATGGCGGGCGAAGGGGGAACCGGCAGCAATGCCGGTAGGCCGACGATGGCGCGGCCGTAGGCGACACAGGCGTCGGACATGGTTAGGAGAGCGTCGCTGGTGTCTCGGAACGCCACAAAAACCGCGCCGGGCGGCCCCGGAAAAGCGAAGCAGTGCGGGTGCCGCACCAAGCAATCGAACAGCACGCCCGGCAACGACGTTTCCGAGTAGCCGGGGAGTAACCCGTGCGGCCAAACGTTCTGCCTCGTCAGTGGCGAATCTCTCAGGCTCACGTTCTCGATTGGGTGCGCCCGGAACAGAAACCGTGCGTTGTCCATGAACTGTTCAAGGGTCGGCGCGGCGGTGAATATGAAGCCGCGCCGGAACGCGCCGCGCGGAGCCTGCCCGTACCTCAGTGCGCGTTTTGGGATGGCGTCTTTGCTCCCCAAGTAGTTCTGTTCGGTGACAAACAATTGGCACCAGCGGCACTCAGAATGCCCCAACGGACTCGGGTGCCCGCACCCCGGCAACTTGTCGATTTCCACTGAGGCGCGGATAAAATTGGCTCGCGGCTCGTCGCCGTTTTCCTGCAGCCAGTCCGCGTAGACGAGGCGCGCCACGTCGTCGGCCGGGTTCAGCAGGATCGCGCGTAGCAGTGCGTCGCCGTCGCTCATCGCTCACCCCCTGCGGCAGCAGTGCCGCTCAAGGAGTGTAGCGCACCGCGAGGCCCGTAGGCACCGGTGCCGCTCAGGGCGGGGCGATGGAACGGGTGCGGAACGTCAGCGGTCTGAGCGGCGGCGCGACTTGCGTGCCGCCTGAGACGAGGCCCACGCCCGCGCTAAATCTTCAAGGGCTTCGCTTTCGGTGTCGTACTCGCGGCAATTGAACCCCTTGCGGCCGGATGTCAGGCACGCAAAAACGTCGGGGCGCAAGGCGCTTGGACCGGTGACACTTGCCGAGCGCAGGAACCAGATGCGGCCGTCGAACGGACGGAAGTACGAAATCCCGGTCACGGTGTCCCTGTAGTACGAGGTGCGGACGGTTCAATTCTACCACCCGGCACCGGTGCCGCTCAGGGCGGGGGCGGCAGCGGGTCGCCCGCGGTCGGGTT